CTTGGAAGGACAAGATCTTCATCTTGTCTTGGGAGAAAAGGACATTGCTGGAGGGCGCTTTAAGACCGCCGCTGGCCGAAGAGAGGGGGTTGGGGTAGCCGAAGTGCCGATACCTCCGCAGATGGGGGGCGTCAGTGCCACGCAGATGCGTGCCGCTTTACGAGATAATAAGGATGCCGAGTTTATCGCTGGACTTCCTACAGAGTTAAACGATGCGGAAATAAGTGATATACTAAGAATCCTCGGTCAAGAACTGGATGAAATATCTACGATGGCCGGAGGCAACGTTCAGGGAGGAATGATTAGTACCGGCTCCAAAAAGGGCCCTTGGCCCGGGTTTGATGCTAAGGCATTTAATAAGCGCCAGAAGAAAGATGCAAAACTCCGGGGCGCGAAAGAATTCGTGACTGAAGAAGATATGATAGTTAATGAAGTAGTTGACTATTTATTAGGTATAACGGTGGGCTAGAAATGATTGATCGACAAGAATTTAAAGAAGAGCTGATCTTACGCGAGAATATCCGTCGCGCCATCAAGATCGTCATGGGACGCCGGAAAGCTGTCCTTAATGAGGAAGAAAAACTGCGTTCTCTGATCCAACAGATGCTTCGAGAAGGTACAGGGGTTGCTGCCAGTGCAAAACATAATAATACGGGCATTAATGCGCTAGAGGACCTTCTCAAAAACACTAACGTTTTAACGACTCTAGAAACAGGATATAAATCCCTTACCACGTCGCTAGAGCAGCGCACCTCGTACCGCAACCATATTCTTAACGCCGTTAAAAGATCTTTAGCCCCAGAGGAATCCCGCAAGGAAGGAGGCGGCGATCTCACAGAAGATGTGAACATTGATATTGGCGATCCCGCCGACGACCCTGATTTTATCGATGTCGAAGAGAAAGAAGGACCCTCTGGAGAAGAGATTGAACGTGAGGAATTCGCCTTAACTGACGAGGACAAGACTGGGCGCAATCGTGCCTTCACTGATTTTAAGGATATCGAAAAAGTCATTCTAACAGCTTTTGATGACTTAGACGACCCCCGTGACATTGAGCTTTTTGAAGAATATCTGTTGAAAAATCTTTCACTATATTTCGATAAGTTTGAAGGGGAATTACAAGCCGATGTCGCTCCGCCCCCTGAAGCTGAGGATGCAAATCCTGAACCCGGAATCGAAGCAGCTGCCGAACTGGAAGATGCTGAGGATGCCGTGGCCAACATAGAACTACAGGAAACCCTTAAGTTTCTTGATATAGACGATATTATCGAAAATTTATTATAAATGAAACCTAGGAAGTCAGATTCCTTAGGGTTTTGTGCTGACATGTCCTTCTCGCGGCATCTGCGAGAGAAGGGAAAATCTAATGAAGCATTTGAAATAATGCTCTCTGCCTTGACCCTGGAAGAAATAATTAGTCTCAAGTTAGAGTGCAGTAGCCGACTCAGTGGCGGCAAACTATACGGCTTTAACTTGTGGTCTAATACTGTGGCCATTTGTAAAGAAGCATTGTACCATGCAGCTGTCAGCTTGGCTAGTACGAATAAAGAAGCAAGTAGAATTTTAGGAATTACCGAGGAGACCTTTAAAGCTTTAAAGAAAAGATATAGTATAAAAGAAGAAGACATTGATAAGTTAGAATAACTGAATCTAGTTATCTTGTCAAGAACTAAATGGGGGTGGTTTGGGAATTCGACTGAGATTAAATCCTGCAATGGCAGTCTCAGGACCACGGTTCGACTCCGTGCACCTCCACCAAAAAACTTATGATCAGTTGGTTAAAAAAAAGAATATCGAGCAAGTTAGAGCATTTCTCAGCAGCCAAGATTAAGGGCTTTCTCAAGAAAAATGGGCTCGCCTTTGTTATTATCTTTATAGGCTGGGAAATCGTAGAAGATGTGGTTTTTCCTATTATTTTTGCCGCCCTCGGCAACTATGTACACCCAGCTTTTTTTGCCGGGATTCCAGCATCTCTAATTTTATGTTTTCACTGGTTAGCTATCCCCATTTTATGGGGAATATGGCTTAAGCTGTCCCCTCAGTCCTCTGAAGCCCAAGATATTGACTGTTGTGATTAAGGAATATATTTTTTTACTTGACACCTACAAGTATAATCTATTATATTTATAATATGCTGTATGTAATGGGAGATGTTGCCAGATCAATAATTAAATTTGCCTCTATTTTTATTTGTACATTAATATGTATTATAGGGTGTTTCGGTATTTTGTATTCTTGCTTATCTTAACCAGTTGCGCTCCTATACCTTCCGAAGAAGACGTACGGCAGCAGGAATTTGGTGAAATATACGCCACTATGGGGTGTTGGTGGAGCAGCCAAGAAGAGGCGCCTCGTGCCATATTTTGGTGCAGTGAAGACCTAGAAACCGAGCTTATATCCGGCTATGTGAGCCTAGCTATCGAAGAGGACGCTCAGGAAGAAACTTTCTTGTCGATTTGCGGTATCGATGTGACTCTCAATACTGGTCATGACCTTCATGATATCCTCATAGCTAGCATGACTCAGGGGGCCTATAATTGCTACAATTCCTATGAAAAAGAGTTAGGCAATGAATTTGACTGGCTGTGGAGTGCTAGTGAAAGTACATTACAGCTTATATGGCGGCCTGAGGATCAGGATCACACCGTTTTAACGGTCGTAATCCCCGAAAAAGAAGATTCTCCCAACGTTTTGGGGACCGTTTACTACAAAACCGGAGTTTTTGACTAAATAGTAATATGAATGATATCACGAGGATAGCGTTAGGTACGCTAATTTATGTTCTGTGCTTTAGTTTGTCTGTTTCATTGTTAGCAGAGCCTGTGAAGGCCAGCGACTATGTAAGTAATTTCGATAGAATTCCCTTAGTGAACAATAAGCCACCGCAGGTTGCTACGTGGAGTCTCACCCCCACGGTAGTCGTGTGTGAGCATGCCCCGGTGACAGAGGAGCAGACTGAGAAGGCTGTGGATTTTTGGAAGCGACTAGGTTATCGCTTCTATAAGACACAGTACAAATATGATCCTTTAAATAAATGCCTCACTAAGACCCCGAAAGGGTATATCGTAATTCACCTTGTTACTGCAGGGATAAAGATGGACGAGACTTCATTAGCTCAGACCCATTTTTTTATTGATAACTCGACTAATCAGATAGATTATGCACTCATTTATTTGAGGACAGATGTAAGAGAGACTGTTTTAGAACACGAGCTGGGTCATGCACTAGGTTTCCTACACTATAATAAGATTAATCACCTCATGAATGAAAAGTGGATGATGGGCGGTTGGGACACGGAAGGTCTACGCAAAGCGCGACGATAGGAGATTTGGTGGTGTGCGTGGACGTCGCCAAGCGTGATGTCAATGGCAGCCGACGAACTTTTATAGGTTTAGTGCTTGACAAATCTATCACAGTCTGTAAAATACAAGTAGTAGATACAGGTCAAGAAATTTATTGGCCTATAGAAGCAACTTATCTATGGAAGGAAAAAAAATGAGTACTGAAGAAGTAGAGGCTGCCCATGAGGATGGTCCCTCGTGGTCAATCGTAGGAAGACATCAATCATTTGATGCCGCACACGACCAACGCCTAGAATTAGTGAAAGAGGCAGACATACAGGTAAAAGTCCACTACCAGGGCCCCCCAAATCGTAAGTTTTATGCCGTTAAGACACGCCAGGATCCCCGCATCGCTCTTGAAGAGGCTTTAAATGCTAAACGCGCGGAAAAGAAGAGGCGCAAGGCCAAACTTAGTAAGAAGCGCAGGAAGAAGTGAGAGAAGAAACGCGCCGCCAACGTTATGATAATAAGCTCCCAACTGCCCAGAAGTATCCGATTAGTCTCTGCGCTATCAATTTCCGCGTTGATGATAATCTTGGGTATTTGGTTCGGAGTGCTGCTTGCTTTGGCGCAGAACGGCTTTATGTGGTTGGCCACGTTCCTAAACGCAGCCGCATAAAAGCCGCTTCTGGTAGCCTCATCGATTATGTGGATGTTGTTTCGTTCCCTACGCCCCGGGACTTTGTTGCGGAGATACAAACTCAAGACACTCAGATCGTGGCTGCTGAATTGGTGGAAGGAGCAAGACCTTTGGCTTCTTACAATTTCGATTTTACTCGCCGTGTTGTTGTGGTTGTGGGCAACGAACAAACTGGAGTTCCTGTAGAAATTTTACAATCTAGCGATGTGGTGTATGTCCCAATGCCTGGAGTGGGGTATTGTCTCAATACCTCTCAGGCCGGCAATATACTTCTCTATGAAGCAACACGTCAGTACAGTCAAAAGATGCAGGAGTCGACTATTTATGTATAGCAAGGAGACCGTACTGTGTCAGATCAAAATTCTAAAAAGCTGCCACCATTTCTTAAGACCGTCTATCTCTCTAATCGGGAGATCCGGTTGATTTTAGCCGGCCTGTATTCTCTTAATATGCCCAAAGACGAAATCGAGGGAACTTTGTGGAAAAAGCTTTTGTTCGAAAAGCTTCACAAAAAAACAAGAAGAAAGAAGAATTAAGTGGTATCCCCGTCGGAAAGAGATAACATCATCTTAGAGGCTGCCTTAGAATGGGGCGCCGATTGCATGTATGATATTCAGAATGGTACCTTGGGCCCGACCCTTTATGTAGATGCTACATGTAAAGAGGAAGCCTCAGAGATAAGAGCTAAGATCCCTATCTTTTTTCAGGGTTTATACACCGTAGTAAGATATCCGACAGATGTTCTTACGTATGCGGATGTGGCCGAAGAAGATAAATACAAAGATCCTTTATATAATCCTGCGTAATAATAGTGTATACTACCCAGTAGGCCGGTATAGCTCAGTTGGTAGAGCAGCGGTTTTGTAACCCGCAGGTCCCGCGTTCGATTCGTGGTGCCGGCACCATGGAGCTAAAGAAATGAAAAAATGGAGCAACAAGACCCTTCTTAAGACTCTTCCGAACCCTTCGGGGGACGGTTATGAGATAAATATAAAAAATCCAGAGATTACCTTTATTGGGGTAAAGGATCAACCGGACTTCGCCACTATTTGGATAGTTATCTATCCCAAAGATACTATCGTAGAACTTAAGTCACTCAAGAAATATTTTCAAGATTTTCGCAATACATTGGTGTCTTACGAGCGCTTAATTAACGTTATTTATGAGGATTTAAGAGAAGTTTACGCGCCGCACCGGCTGCGTGTTGAGATGGACTTTAATCCGCGCGGCGGCCTCGCATCCAAATTGACAATTGATTCCGATTGGTCAATTCGAGGGGGAGAAGAAAAATTTAATGATTGGGCGGGAAAGGATCACCGATGGTAAAGAAAAAGAAACAGAAAGATATGGATGTCTTGGAAGAGGTTATGGAGAGTACGTGGCTTACAAATGCGGAGTGTCGTATGGAGCCTCTTATCGAAAAAGACTATTATCTCTACAAACGGACAGACGGTACCACTTTCATCTCCTTGGTGGAGCCTCAATATTGGGATACCGATCGGTTCAGTTGTGTATATATAGCTACAGTACATCTGCAGACATCAGGTGAGTGGAGAGTAAAATGAAGAAAAAAATTGTATGCGTCTCTGGGGGATTTGATCCGGTTCATATTGGACACCTAAGGATGATTGAAGAAGCCTCCCGGTATGGCCATGTGGTGGTCATCGTTAATTCGGATGAGTGGCTCATGAGGAAAAAAGGTTACATTTTTATGCCCTTCGAAGAGCGTTGTGAGATTCTACAGGGCTTCAAGGCTACGGGTGAAACATCGTACGTGGAGGACTCGGATAATAGCGTCTGTGAAGCGCTACAGCGTATTAAGCCGGATTATTTTGCAAATGGGGGCGATCGCAAAACGGATAATACTCCGGAAATGGAGCTGTGTGAAACTCTGGGAATTCAGCTGCTTTGGAACGTGGGAGGGGGAAAGATCCAAAGCTCCTCTACGTTGGTAAATGATGCAGGGATGGTATGGGAGAGTCCAGACGACGAAGATCTTCCCAAGCCCGATCGGGTGGAGGTAGTACAAGGCGATTCTGTAACAAAGAAGGGAAACTATTAGTCGAAACTCTCTAGTTACTAGAGAAAGATAGGGTTTCTATGGGCCGTAAAAAAACGTATGTATTGGATACCAGTGTGTATCTAACTAATGCTGAATGTATCTACGCTTTTGAAAATAACGATATTCACGTACCATTAAAGGTGTTTGAAGAGATTGATAAGCATAAAAAGCGTCAGGATGCAGTAGGGGCCCAAGCTCGCAAAATTATTCGTATATGGGACGAACTCCGCTGCCGCGGCTCTATCGATAAGGGTGTACGGATACGAAAAGGCCTCGGTATAATCAAGTCTATAAGCGCATCCGGCATTACAGGAGAAGATTTACCTTCCGATCTAGACACCTCGATCCCGGATCATCTTATAATTGCAACAGCGTTAAAAGCACAACGAGAGAGTACTCGTAAGGTAATTCTAGTTTCTCGCGATATCAATATGCGTGTCATTGCTGATGCTGTAGGTCTAACCTCCGAGGACTTTCAAAATAATCAGATAGTTGACAATAGCGAGAGTATCTTTGAAGGGTACACTACCATCTTAGTAGATGATCAGGTGATTGATCGCTTTTATGAAAAACAGAGTGTCTATTTGGATAATGAGGGCTTATTTCCAAATCAGTATGTGATGATGGTTTCAAGCGCAAATGAAAAGAAGACTGCTCTGGGGCGCTATATTAACGATTCGATGCCAATTCGACAGCTTCTATCGAGTAAACAAAAGGTGTGGGGAATTAAGCCCCGTAATAAAGAGCAACAATTTCTTATGGACGCCCTCATGGATCCCAAGATCCAGATTGTGACGGCCATCGGCAAAGCAGGCAGCGGTAAGACGATCTGTGCGATCGCTGCAGGCCTTGAGCAGACCATAGATGAGGTGAGGCAGGAGTACACCCGTGTAATCGTCTCACGGCCCGTACAGCCGCTTGGAAAGGACATTGGTTTCCTACCCGGGACTATGGAAGAGAAGATGTCTCCGTGGTTGATGCCAATTCAGGATAATCTCCAGTTTTTGATGGGAAATGATAAAATTACCCTTGACATCTACATGCAAAAGGGTACAATAGAAATAGAAGCTCTCACTTATATTCGTGGCCGTTCGATCTCAAACGCCTTTATCATTATCGATGAGGCACAAAACTTGACAACTCACGAATTAAAGACTATAATAACGAGAGTAGGTGAAGGAACAAAGATTGTGTTAACTGGAGACGTCGAACAGATTGATAATGTCTACATAGATGCTACATCAAATGGTCTAACACATGCGGTAGAAAAATTCAAGAAATTTGAGTTAGCCTCGCATGTCACCCTTCTCAAGGGTGAGCGTTCGAAAGTCGCTACCTTCGCCGCACAGAATTTGTGAGATTAAGATGGAAAATGAACAATCAGAATTAGACGAGATGCTCGAAACCGATAGTGGGCTTAAGACCTTAGTCGTTAACTATATTGGCGAAACTTTGGATGGACCTGAAGATATTACCGTGGATATGGCTGTAGAAGTGTTTGCTGCGGAGTTCCCGGAGTTTCTTATTGCTGTGGCCCAAGAGAATTTTCTCCGAGGCTACGAGCAAGCCCTTACCGATGTGGAAGAACACGAAAAGCAGTTGGCTCTCAGTACGGAAGAGTAATGGAATATTATATTTACGATATTCCACTCTTCATAGTAAATGAGCCTCCATCAAGCGTGAATCTTCCGGCCTTTTGCGATGAGGTGGAAGCTTACCTCCCACCGCAGCTCTTAGAAAATGTAGAAGTAGTATATATCGGGGATTTTAAAGAGCTAGCAGGGCGCAACGCGGCTTACATTCATGGCGGTATTTACATGTCCGCGACAGAACCTACCAACTTTGATATGCTAGAGAACTTTATTCACGAAGTGGCTCACTCTCTCGAAGTGCGTTATGCAATGGAGATCTATGACGAGGATCTCCTAGACGAGTTTAAAGCTAAGCGTCACAGACTCTATCATCTTTTAGCTGCCGAGGGCTTCCACATTAATCCACTGTTGTATTCTTTCACGGAATACAACAAACGATTTGATGAATTTTTGGCGGATACGGTAGGATATCCCACTTTGCTGACCCTGACGATGGGGTTGTTTGCATCCCCTTATGGGGCGACCTCCATCCAAGAATATTTTGCTAACGGGTTTGAGAAATATTTTCTTGATAACCCTCGAAAGGTGAGAGATATCTCGCCGGTTTTGTACAGAAAGATAGAAAACATTTTAAATGACAACAAAGCGTGAACATATATCATATTCAGAATTAAAAGACTGGGCTCATTGCCCACATTATCATAAAAAGGCATGGGTAGAAAAAGTCGCTCCCTTTGAAGGGAATGAGTACACAGCCTTTGGGAGTGCCATCCACGACGTGTGTGAGAAGAAGCTCCTCAAAGAGGAGATTAATCCCACCCAACTATTCCAGCTAGGGTTTGCGAAGCGTATTCAAGAATTAGTAGAGAAAAACATAGACTTTAATCCGACCAATGTTCAACAGATGAAGGCGGCCGGCCCAGCCATCCTCGCGGAAGTAGATGAGGCCTTACATGAATATTTTGGGGAGTATGAAGTTTTTTCATCGGAAGAGATGCTTTACGTACCTATTGAAAACTTTAATATTTATTTTAAGGGGTTTGTAGATGCGGTGGTTAAGGTAGGGGATGTTTATCACCTCTTTGACTGGAAAACATGTTCCTGGGGATGGGATTCCCGAAGAAAGGCTGAAAAATTGGTAACGTACCAACTCACACTTTATAAGCATTTCTTTTGTCAAAAGCATGGCATAGATCCCAAAAATGTAGAAACTCACTTTGCATTATTGAAAAGAACGGCTAAAAAAGACCGTGTAGAAATATTTAGAGTAACAAGCGGCGCCAAGAAAACACAAAACGCCCTTAAACTTCTCTATCAAGCCATTTATAATATCACTAAACAATTTACGATTAAAAATCGGCTACATTGTCACAAGCCGTATCCCTGTAAATTGCTTAATACTGAACATTGCCCATAAGGAATTTATATGTCGAAAAAAATTAAGATTTTCACGATTAGTGACCACCCGCTGTCTCCGAGCGGAGTAGGAACGCAAACGCGATATGTTATTGAGAGCATGCTGAGAACGGGGAAATATCAGTTTGTATCTTTCGGGGGCGCCATCCAGCATGCGGATCACACGCCTCAGAATACGGAAGAATGGGGCCATGATTGGATTATTTGGCCAGTTGATGGCTACGGGAACCCCGATATGGTGCGTGGTCTGCTGCACCAACAAAAGCCCGATATAGTTTGGTTTATGACCGACCCTCGGTTTTTTACGTGGTTGTGGCAGATTGAGAACGAGATCCGTGCTCATGTGCCGATGGTCTATTATCATGTGTGGGATAATTATCCTTATCCTCAGTTCAACCGCCCCTATTATTGCTCCAATGATCATGTGGCGTGCATTTCTAAACTCACACATGATATTGTTCAGACCGTGGCCCCCGAGGTAGAGTCTTCTTATATTCCTCATGCAGTGGACCCGGAAATCTTTAAGATGCACCCCTCCAGTGTGGTGAAAGGGTATCGCCAGGAGAAAAACCTAGACAAAAAATATATATGTTTTTGGAACAGCCGGAACGCCCGCCGCAAACAATCAGGGACGTTGATCTGGTGGTTTAAGGAGTTTTTAGATAAGGTTGGACATGATAAAGCCGTTCTTATTATGCATACGGATGTTAAAGACGTTCATGGTCAAGACCTGGAGGCTATTATTCATGAACTGGGGCTCACGAACGGAGAAGTGCTCTTTTCTCAGAGCAAGGTCCTTCCGCAGGATTTGTGCATGATGTACAATATGGCTGATGTGACTATTAACATTTCCGATGCGGAGGGATTTGGTTTATCGGCATTGGAGTCTTTGAATTGTGGGACTCCTGTTATCGCTACCCTGACTGGGGGACTCCAGGACCAGGTGCGCAATGGAGATAAATTTTATGGGGTGGGCATAGAGCCTGCATCAAAGGCCATTATCGGAAGCCAGGATGTGCCTTATATTTATGAAGATAGGATTTCTAAAGAGGATTTCTTAAGCGCTTTAACACAGATGTACCATATGAAGGATACAGAGCGCGAAAAGCTGGGCAAAGAATGTGCCGAATGGGCCAGCACTAATTTTTCTTTTGATAAGTTTGTTCAAAGTTGGGATGAGTTATTGACGCGGATCCATGAGGAACAAGGATCTTGGGACAGCCGTAGTGGCTATACAGGCTATGAAATGAAGGTGTTTTAAAAATGATGAAAACGATAATTGTTAAGGGCCCGGCCCTCTCCCGGTCCGGCTATGGTGAGCAGACACGATTTGCTCTCGAAGCTCTCCGCAGCCGCCCCGATGTATTTGATATTCATATTATTAATATCCCATGGGGCGGAACCGGCCACGTAGCAGCCAATACGGAGCTAGTAAAATGGATTTTGGAGACGATGACCAAAACCCAACACCACATACATGCTAATCAGGGAAATGTCGCTTATGATATATCTTTGCAAGTTACGGTACCTAATGAGTTTGAGCCCATGGCGCATTTCAATGTAGGATACACTGCCGGAATTGAAACTACTAAGATTGCTCCTGCATGGATAGAGAAAACTAATGAAGTGGTCGATAAATTGATTACAATCTCGGAGCATTCTAAAAAGGGTTTCGAAGAGACCGCTTATGAAGTTCAAAACGCGAAGACGGGCGAGATGGTGAAGGGATGGAAGGTTAATAAGCCTATCGAGGTGGTGGGCTATCCTATCCGCGAAGCGGCGCCCGAGGCACTAGATATTGAATTCAGTACTTCTAAGAACTTTTTGGCCGTATCTCAGTGGGGAACCCGCAAGAATCTGGATAATACCATTCGATGGTTTATCGAGGAATTCAAAGATGACCCAGATGTTGGCCTCATTTTAAAGACTAACTCAGTGTGCGATAGTATCATGGACCGCGCCTATACCACCCGGCGCTTGGAGGCCCTCTTAGGCGAAGCTGCATCGTGGGGGGTGGAAGAGCGGAAGTGTAAGATTTATCTGCTCCATGGAGAGATCTCGGAAGGGAATCTTGCGTGGCTCTATCAGCATCCTACCGTCCAAGCTTATATTAATATTTCCCATGGAGAAGGGTGGGGCCTCCCACTCTATGAGGCCGCCCTGAATGAAGTACCCTTGATTACGGTTCCATGGAGTGGTCAATTAGACTTTATCTGCAAAACCAACAAGAAGGGGAAGGCAGTCCCATATATTATTCCGGTAGATTTTAGCCTAGGCCAAGTGCAGAAGGCAGCCGTGTGGGATGGTGTCATTCAGGCGGATAGCATGTGGGCGTTCGCGCGCGAATCTTCTTACAAGAGAGGTCTGCGTGAGGCGATCGAAAAGCAGGATCATTATCGCTCTCGTGCCAAGATTCTAGCCAAGGAAATTCGAGAGAAGTTCCAGCCGGAGGATTTGTATGAAAAGTTTGTTTCAATCCTTCATGAGGATCCAGATGAGGATGTGGCAGAGTGGCTTAAAAAGATTGAAGAGATCTCGGAACTCTAGCAGGATGTATGACCCAGGTAATATTTCTCCAGGATTTCTTCGCGTCTCAGCACCTCGGGGGAGCCGAACTACATGATGATGTTGTAGCGCAACATTTTGAATCTAAAGGGTTATTGTACGCGAAGGTCAATACCTACAGCCTCACGCCTGAGTATATTCTCCAAAACACTGACAAGAAGTGGTTCATAAGTAACTTTGTGGCGCTCAAAAATGTGTGCAAGGCTCTGTTAGCTAAACATTGTCGCTACTTGATTTACGAACACGACTATAAGTTCTTGAAGAATAGGAACCCTATCGTATACCCCGAGTTTTTAGCTCCCGACGAGACTTATCAATATAATTTTACTTTTTACCAAAACGCAGCTGCGGTCGTGTGTTTAAGCAAAATGCATAGATCCATTTTTGCCAAGAACCTTACTCTGCCCAATCTGCAAAACATTAATTGTAGCATGTGGAGTGATACTGATCTGAATTTAATTCAGAGCCTTAATAATACCCCAAAGAACGAGAAGTACGCTGTGATTCAATCGAGTAATCCCATTAAGAAAACGCGACAAACAGTAGCTTTTTGCGAGAAAGCAAATTTGCCATATGATCTTATTCAGGCCCCGAATCATCATGACTTCTTGAGGGTGCTCACCCAATACAAAGGATTGGTGTTCCAGACCGGACACCCGGAGCCCACTCCGAGAGTCGCGGTTGAAGCTAAGATGCTTAACTGTAAGTTCTTGTCCCAGAAAGAAGTAATTGGGGTCGCCCACGAAGATTGGTTTCCTTTAAACGGCGACGAACTGATAGCTGCCGTACGCACGATGCGGGATGAGGCATGTCTTAAGCTGGAGAAGTGGCTTTTATGAAGTACAATATCTTAACCGTTATCAATGAGGGTTACGCGGCCTTTGGAAAACTCTTTATTAATTCTCTTTTTGAAAACGTCAACCTCCGTAATGTGTCCGCTATTTATATATATGACACCGGCCTAAGTCCTGAGACGGTGACTTATTTTAACTACTTTCCCAAAGTCCAGGTGGTAAAGACAGGATCTGACTTTAAGTCCGCCGCCATTCATGATGAAGGCTGGGCAGCGAATACTTATTCCAAGACTGCGTATTTGCTGGACACCTTGGAGAAGACGGGACTGCCCACTCTTATGATTGATTCAGATTGTATTTTTGCTTCTACTTTTGAGGATGTGCTTGATTTTAATGCGGACATTATAGCTTGTACACGTGACCGTCAAGGCTTCTCAAAGCATATTGGTTCCTTTTTTGGAGCGATGAATGTGGAGAAGGCTAAGGCGTTTTTAGGGGCCTGGATTAATAACATCTCCTATTTACAAGCTCATACCGACCTTAAGCACTGCGAAAGTCCAGCACTTACGAAAACTATCGGAGAAAATCCCGCTTATAGGGTACAAGAAGCACCCGAACAGATTGTTTCGGCGGTTTTCCCTGACCTTTCTTCTCGCATCTATCATTTAAAATCGGACTATTATGCTGTTACAATAGAACAGCGTCTCAAGCTCCCCCACGCCGCAGCGTTCTGTAAGAGGTATCTGTAATGTCATTATCGGTTGTTATCACCACGTATAATCGCTCAGCGGTTTTAAAGCAAAATCTGGATTGTTTTATGAAACAGACAGATATGGATTTTGAAGTAGTGGTGGCGATAGATGGAGGCACAGACGATACGCCTGAGATGCTTGCCAACTATCAGGCTCCTTTCTCCATCAAGGCCGTCGATACTTTGGAGCATGACACTTATTGTCTAGCTAAAGCTCGTAATATGGGAATTGTGGAGACGACCCGACCAATTGTGGTGATCTTAGATGACGATTCATTCCCTGCACCCGGTTTTGTGGCGGCACATAAAGCATCAGTCACCCAGGGTGTTCTAACAGGGGGTTATCGAAATTCTCATGATCCTAAAGACTCTCTCCATGCTAAGATGAAGAGGACGTTACTCAAGTACGGGATTCGTAAGCCTCATACCATTACGGAAAGAATTGTAGAAAATAACGCGTGCATGTATCGTCATGACTGGGTAGGCTGCGGAATGTTTTCAGAGCGCTTCCGCGGGTATGGAGGGTGTGGACAGGAATTCATCGCCCGGCTTGCTTATTTAGGATACAAGTATCAGTTTAATCCTGAGGCTATGATGTATCACCACCGGGAGTTTGAAGGCGATAATGGTCTTACTCGCGAGATGAAGGATCAACAGGCTATGGAACAAGCTGTCATGATCGACAAACACTGCAGGAGGTTTTAAGTTATGTCTTATCGAGGATTTATTCCATTGTTATCCGAGTTAGGAGCGAATTCGGTCGCCCAGCGCCGAGCGTCCGGAGAAAAGGAGCCCTATCTACGTGTGTTAGAAGTGGGGATAATGGACGGTTTAAGTACTATTCCGTACGCCGTCAACTTACAACTTTTAGGGGTTCCGTATGTCTACGAAGCCATTGATATAAAAATCAGAGAGGGCGTTCGAGAATTGCACAACAGCATTCTGGGACTAGAGAATTTACGCCTCATCGAAGCCAATAGTCTAAGCTATTTAGAACACCGAGCCCAAAATCTTGAAGCCACCCAACAGAGTCACCTCGGACTACTTGATATCATTATGATTGATGGGGATCATAATTATGAAACCGTTAAGACCGAGTGTGAGCTGCTTAAATCGACAATTCATGAAGAAACGATCATCCTATTCGATGATTATAATAATCGCCACGCAATGACTGATACCTATTATGCTGACCTAGAAGGGTATGAAAATAATACTTTAGCCACTCCGCGCACCGAGCGCGAGGGTCCAACTGGGGTCCGCGCCGCAGTAGATGAGTTCCTTGCAGAGATGGGATATGTGGGAGTGACTGTGCCCGGGGCTAGCCCTCTGCTAACTTCCTCGTCTTCCTTTCATTTGGAGACCCTTAGGCGATTCCTCGGCGACCTTGACATGGTGGAGGTAAAATAAATGCCTGCTATTGTGAGAGAAATTTTTGAAGATTATGTGAGAGATAGGTTTAATCTCGCGGAGTGTATTGCTGTCAATAACGGGACGTCTGCACTTATAGCACCGCTGTGGGCCATGGACCTCCAACCCGGAGATGAAATCATTACCACTCCCTTTACTTTTATAGCCACTTCTAATGCTATCATCATTGCAGGGGCTAAGCCTGTTTTTGTAGATATTGATCCGGATACTTATCTTATTGATCCGACTAAAATCGAGGCAGCGATTACCGAAAAAACTAAGGCCATTATTCCCGTTCATTTATATGGGCGAGTCTGCGACATGGTAAAAATTTGCGAGATAGCTCAAAAGCATAATCTAGTAGTTATCGAGGATACGGCCCAAGCTTTCGGGGCCACCGCCGCCGATGGACGCCATGCGGGAATGATGTCGGATGCGGGAACTTTTAGTTTTTATAAAACTAAGAATATTTCTACCTTTGAGGGAGGAATGATTTGCGTTCCCCATGGGTCGAAATTAGATGGATCCAAGGTTCGCTCGGTGTGCAACCAAGGTCAGGACGGCAAATATAATCACGTTAATGTGGGATTCAACTTTCGCCTAGCTGAGCCATTGTGCTTAATGGCCCTGGAACAAATGAAGCTCCATATGGCTGGAATTGAAGCCGAACTCGGCCTCCGTGGCCCCGAGCTAGGTCATTATCCCAAAGTGGTGTATGAGCAGCCAGCCTATATCGCCCGCGGGATTACTGGCAACTGCCCCGTCGCTGAAGAGGCGGCACGTACTGTAAGGAGAATATCAAAAAATGCGTAAATATCTTGTAACCGGAGGAGCCGGGTTTATTGGCTCTCACCTGTGTGAACGCCTTATAAAAGATGGCCATGAAGTTGTGTGTTTAGACAACTTTTATAATGGCAATCTTAATAATATTCGAGGCCTATTCAATAACAAAAGCTTTTATTTTGTAGAAGATAGTATCCTAAACATCGCACGACTCAAGGAGTTGACCGCTGATTGCGATCACATCTTCCACCTAGCAGCTCAGATTCACGTGGAGAAATCTATTATTCGCCCCGACGAAACACTAGAGATTAACCTGCAAGGGACTAAAAATCTGTTAGATTTGTGTACTCAGAATCGTAAGCTCTCCATGACTATGGCTTCGTCTGCCGAGGTCTACGGGGAATCCCCGGGAGAACATACCGAAAGATCTCCCGTGAACCCGCAGTCCCCTTACGCGGCCTCTAAGGTTGCGGCCGAATCGTTATGCGTATCTTATCATCACACTTATGGCACCGACGTCCGTGTTGTCCGAAACTTTAATACCTTTGGCCCCCGACAAAAGTCTTCGGGCTATGGGTCCGTGATTGCGATTTTTGTCCGGCGCGCCCTAGATGGAAAGCCCCTGGTGGTGTACGGCGACGGAGATCAGACCCGAGACTATCAGTATATTGAGGATGCGGTCAATGGTTACATCGTAGCGCAGACGATTCCATCAGGAGAGATTGTAAATACAGGGTTTGGAGAAGATCATACGATTAACGACATTGCACAGGAAATTATCGATATTTCCAACTCTAAGTCTACAGTTGTCCATATGGATCCCCGACCGGGCGAGGTCAAGAAATTACTGAGTAATGTGGACAAGATTAAGGATTATGGGCATGTTAATGCTTTCTCGCTTCGTGCAGGCCTCGAAAAGTACATCCAATGGGTAAGCAAGTATGATTTAGATAGTTTGGGAGTCATGAAGTGAGTCTCAATGGGTGTATCAACATCCTTTCGTCGCGCAAGCGATGTCTTCCTATCTGCCTAGATTCCCTCTGGAAAAAGTGGAATCATCGGTATGAATACCCGGTTTACGTGCACTATTTTGATGACATCTACGACTCCGAGGCTTATAGAGAGCTTTTATGGAGAAATATAAGTGAAAACATCCATTTTCGCCCCATTAACTATCAAACTCCCCCGGGGATCCCCGAAGAAGAGCTATTCTATAACCGCCGCGACCTGTGGTATGTTCGTACCCGTTTTTCAATAGCCCGTAAAGGGTATCTGCATATGTGTCATTATTTCAACAATCTTTATGGTTACCCTGGTACCGATCTCCACAATCATGACTACATTATGAGCATTGATGATGAGGCTCTCTTTACTAAGGAGGTGCCTTATGATTTTTTTGAAATTATTCAGTCGCGCCATGAGATGGCGGGGGCACTCAAGGTTACCCACGCTAAAGATAAGCCCCCGAAGCAGGGAAACTTTGATTGCCGCGTGGGCTTATGGGAATTTTTAAAAACCTACATGACTACTTACCATATTACCCCCAAGGCTCAGTTTATGCAGGACCTTTTAGTCGACCCGGACGCGGAGACCCATTTTCATCAATTTACTTATGCCGATTCTTATGTATTTAAAACGGAACTTTTTCGTACTCCGGAATGGGAGCAGTGGAATGCAGCCCTTAATGCCTCCGGAGGTATTTATAAGTATCGGTGGGGGGATCACATTCTGAATAGCTTGTTTTTTCTCATTCATTACGGCTATACTGTATATGATTTTAAGACCGTTGATGAGGGATACCATGACCAGGGCGCCCTCCGCGATATTGAAGATTACGCCCCCAGTATTAAAGATATAAGGAAATAAGAAGATGAATAGTGAAAAAATTGTACAAAGATTTGCTGCCCGCGACGAGGCCGGTATGGAACTGATGACGCCGATGGTGGTGTCGAAGGAAAAAAAGACCCTTTATTTGCATTTACCTAAAACGGGAGGATCCTCTATTGTACGCTTACTGCAAAATAATGAGTTCGATGATTATGTGTTGTCGGATAAGCGCAACAGTTATGAAACTAAGTTAGCATATTTTCGCGATGTAGCTGCCCACTGGGACGAATATTATAAGTTTACGTTTGTTCGCAATAAGTTTGATCTGCTTATATCCTTATATAATTATGATCGACAGCTGAATGGTCCGTGGTCCCTAGATTCCTCGGTGAGTTTTGAGGATTTTATTCGCAACCATGTTCGGTGCGTTGATACTAGAGTCAAACGTGTACAGTACCATCGTTTTATCGACCAGTATTATTTGACTCACATTGACGGTGAACCCCTCTTTGATTTCATTGGTCACTTTAATACCTACACCGAAGACCTTAATAAAGTTAGTGAGCATCTGGGAGTAGAAAATACCCAGATTCACGTTAACGCAGGGAACTATGACCGCAGCAAGAAAGACGAATATTACACTCCCGAATTAGCTGATATCTTGAGAGCAAAATTTCCCGAAGAGTTTGCTCACTTTGGATGGTAAAAAAATGCGTAACGGGAGACCAGTGTTATCCAAAGAAGAAGCGTATGAATTAATAGGCACGTCGTGCGGCCCCCGCCTTAGTCGTTTTCGCATAGATCCCGTAAGCATTGACTGTGGTTATGGACTCGATCGTTTTGCGTTAGAGAAGGGGACATCAAGTCATGGAGAATATGGGATCCTTAAAGAAATATTTGACCGCCTGGGAATTGACAAAGGAGTGTGCTGTGAGTTCGGCGCCTGGGACGGCATCAAGTTCAGCAATACATATAACCTGATTGTTGACCACGGCTGGAGCGCCGTTTTAATAGAAATTGAGCCGGAGCGCTATGCGGCGCTTCGCCAAAACGCTCGCTCCTGGCCGCAGGTAAAAACCTTTCAGACTCTCATTCATTATGATCCTCTGCAGGGGACCTTGTTAGATGATTTCTTCGATTCAGTGAAAGTGCCCCAAGACCTGGATTTGCTGTCTATAGATATAGATAGTTGTGACTATCAGGTGTGGGATGCTCTTAAGCGTTATAAGCCGAAGGTGGTGGTGATTGAGGCCGATAATTTAGATTTGGACATCATCCAACGACCGGGTATTGCACATAATGAGCTAGGTGGGAGCACTTGTTTTCCTCCCATGAAAGCTCTGGGAGAAGCAAAGGGCTATACCCTCGTTGCTTATCCCTATAATCTTATCTTTGTTCGCAATGATTACCTTTCTCGCCTGAGAGAATGGCTGTGAAAGTACTCTACATCGACCCCGCCGTTCATTCGGCGAAGAGTCAAACATACCAGCATTACAATTACTTATATGATCAATTCAGTACCTTAGCCGAGTGCTATCTTTATCGAGACGAAAACATGACATCGATTCTCGATGCACTCCGGCTTTGCCCGGAGAAGCCGGATATTATTTATTTTGGGATGGGATGGTTTGCCCTCAAAGAGCGGGCCTTTGAAAAGAACTTCAATCTGGATAAGGTGGGGATCCCCTCAATGGGCTACTTGTTTAAGCCTCAAAACTTTCTTACTGAGAAGCTTAACTTTCTAAAAACTAATGGGTTTAGTCAGATTGTCACTTCTGTCCCTCTTACTAAAAAATACCAAGAGGCCACAGGTATCCCGTGCAAGCTGCTGCCCCAAGCTGCAGACGCCGCCGTTTTCTATGATCGCCAAGAAGAAAAACAGTACGATGTGGGCTTCAGCGGCGCCCTGCATGACAATAAGCTCTATGTTGAAGGCGCCTTTAAGACTGTCAATATTCGCTCTCGACTGCAGGAGCTTTTGAAAGAACAAGAAGGAATCACAACTTTTCTTAATGGTTCGGACTCCACAGCTCCGCGTATTCCCAGCTATGACGAATATGCTCGAAAGATTCACCAGTGTCGCATATGGCTCGCCACCCCGGCCCCATTCGAAGAAGTCACCGGTCGTTATTATGAAATTGGAATGTCTAAAACTCTTTTATTATGTAGCGAAATTAAAGAAGAATATAAAAAGGATCTTCAAGATGGTGTAAACTGTGTAGAGTTCAAGGATGATTTAAGCGATTTCCTGGAGAAGTTTTATTACTATCTTAACAACTGGGATGAGTCGGAGAAGATTATCCAACGCGCGCATGACGACTTTCATGCTAAGCACACCTGGGCCCACCGGGCCGAACTGCTAAAAACTTATATGGAAGATTTGATCAATGGATAATATTAGTGTTATAGGAATTGGAAAATTAGGGCTTTGCTTTAGTCTAAGCCTGGAGCGCGCAGGCTACCGCGTGGTCGGCGTGGATGTTAACGAGCCGTATGTGAAGAGCATCAACGATAAGACTTTTAACAGCTCTGAGGCGCGGGTAAACGTACGCCTAGCAGCTAGCAAGAATTTCGAAGCGACCACTAGCCTGGACAAGGCGCTGGCCCACTCTAATGTCCTGTTTGTTGTGGTAGCAACGCCTTCGCTTCCTAACGGACGCTATGATCACTCTCAGATTGAAGGTCTGGTATCCAACCTTGTCGAGAGAGGGGTTCAGAACGAGACCAAACACTTGGTAATGAATTGTACTACGATGCCCGGCTATTGCGAGGAACTAGGAAAACGCCTAGAAGACTATAATTGGACCGTTACATATAATCCCGAGTTTATCGCACAGGGTACTATCATCCGCGATCAAGAAAATCCAGACATGGTATTGATCGGTGAGGCCAACCCCATGGTGGGTAATCTATTGGAGGAGCTATACGAACGTATGACGGATAATGAGCCGCGTGTGTGTCGGATGAGCCCTACCGAAGCTGAAATAACTAAAATCTCTCTTAACTGTTTCTTGACAACTAAGATTGCCTACACCAATATGATCGGTGACATTGTGAAGAAAGCAGGAGGCACGCCGCAGGTGGTATTGGATGCAATCGGCGCCGATAGTCGAGTAGGCAAGAAACTGACCCGTTATGGGTTTGGTTATGGAGGACCCTGTTTTCCTCGCGACAACCGCGCACTAGGGATTTTCGCAGCCGACATCAATGTAGCCGCCGACATCTCACGAGCTACCGATGACAGTAACAAGAAACATCTGGAGTTCCAACTCAAGGATTACATGCTTAACAATCCCAAGGAGGATAGTGCGACCTTAGCTTTTGGGCAGCACGACAAGTCTAATTACAGTGATAAAATTACGGTATGGTTCGAGTCAGTGACATACAAGGAGGGGTCCACCATGATTGAGGAATCCCAACAGCTAGAGTTTGCTGTCGGCCTCGCTTATGGGGGTTATGAAGTTCTTATTTCGGATGTGCAAGAGGTCATAGAAACCGTTCAAGCCCTCTACGGCGATCTATTTCTGTACGAAGTGCGAAAGAAGTAAGTCATGGAGGTCATGAAGCATTATGGAGCGAAGTTTGAGTTCCTAAGAAAAATTTTAGGTAAAGATAACCCGGTGGTAGTAGAGATAGGCGCACATTATGGGGAAGATTCTTTACGCTTCTTGGAGACATTTCCGCATATTACCCTTCACTGTTTTGAGCCGGACCCCCGCAATATTAAAGTATTCAAACAATATGTAGACGATGACCGCGTTCATCTTTATGAGATAGCCCTCTCAAACGAAAAAGGGACAGCGCAGTTTTACCAAAGTTATCAAGAGCATAACGCGGCGCCCACTCCTCCCAAATATGATTGGATTGATCCGGCTACCTACGAAGAAGAAAAATTAAACAATTCGGGATCATCCTCCCTGAAGAAAGGATACGCCCACACCCTCGATGAAACTATAACCGTCCCCACAGACACGTACTTAAATTGGGCCATCAAAAACTCCATAGGCGACGTCGACTTTGTTTGGATAGACGTCCAGGGCGCGGAAAAAGATGTGCTGGATGGAATGGGCGACGCTATAAGAAATATCCAATTATTTTGGATGGAATATGGCGAGACGAGCTACGACGACGCGATGACTCGACAAGAGACCGTAGACTACATGGCTGCCCGCGGCTTCGCCGCCGTAGAGAAATTTTCATCTCAAGGGACCGCCGGGGATTTACTGTTTTTAAGGAAGAAAAATGTATAAGGGTATTTTTATTCACGTCCCCAAAGCCGCTGGCACCAGCATGATGACGGCTTTTGAACCTTATCAAGAAGAAGGTCTTATCACGGAAAAGACTTCATTCTTGCAACATCCCATGCTCCCCTTACCCCTGTTGGCGATGTTTAATTTTGATATCTCTCGGGCCGAAGTGATGAAAAGTGTAATAGGAAGTGTACGCTGGGATGAAACATTTAAATTTTGTTTTGTAAGGAATCCATGGGATAGGTATATTTCTAACTGGCATTGGTTGACTCGAACTGGCCAGCGCACCGGCTGGGTAGATCGAGGGTGGCAGGGAGAAGACGGCAATGTTTCATTTCACGACTTTGTCCACCAGATTGGAGCCTGTTATGATATGCCGATTAATCAATATCAACATGATAAGTGGCATATGCGCAACCAGATCGAACATATTAGCGATCGCTCGGGTACTCTTATGGTAGATTTTGTAGGCCGTGTGGAGAACATAGTGGAAGACTTTGCTTATGCATGTCAAGAAATGGGAGTTCCAGACATCGAGTTACCACATCTTAACCACGTAGGTTATCATGCGGGGGAAGATATTAAACCAGAACCTCACTATTCTACTTATTATACCTCAGAGTTGAGAGACATCGTTGCCTCGCGGTGTAAGGCGGATATTGAGGCTTTCGGCTATACGTATGAGGAGAAGTCAGATGAATAATCTTGTTACGGTGCAGTTGACCAATGGCTTTGGAAACAATATTTTTCAACATACAGCGGCTAAATTGGTGGCACATACCAAGGGCGTTCCCATTCGCTGTCTACCGCCTCATGCTGATTATTACGCCATTCCCGATTTGGAGGCGCTGGGGATAGAATTCGTGGAGAAGGACTTTTTTGTCCGCTCCGATACTCTCTACATGAATGATGCCAACTATGTCGAGAAATTCAACCGGTCGAAGGGCTATGCGCGCGTACATTTAAGCGGATACTTTGAAGACTACCGGTATTATTTCAATAATCTAGAACTCATCCGAGATTGGTATCCGTCGGTCGAATCACGGGAAGATAATGCGTTGGTTCTTCACATGAGGACAGGGGATCGTCTTTTTATGAAAAATGAATTTTATTCAAAACCTCGTGTAGAAAACTATTTACGAGCCATAGAAAAGTTTGATTTTGACGAATTTCATATTGTGACGGATATGCCAAAGTGGGATGTGGTGACAGCCGCGGAGCTTCAAAATATGAAGTTTCATGTGGATACTCCGCCTGAAAACCGAGTACCTATCGAGGAGTCAGTAGCCTATTTTAATGAACTAGTTGAGGGTTTTGCACAGTTCCACCCCCATGTGGAAACACGAACGGTGGGAGAAGATTTTAATTTTATCAGAAAGTTCAAAAATATTCTCTTTGAACATGGTACACTATCGTGGTGGGCGGCAGTTTTGAGTAATGCAGAAAAGGTAGGAGTCTATGGCCCTTGGCGCCCTTGGAAGGGGGCCTCCAACAAGAATCTCAGTCAGATTCCTTTGGATGGCTGGTTTAAGTGGGAATAAAATGGATACGCAAGAAATAAAGAAAACTATAGTGTCTTGGTTGGCCAAGAAGGCCCGCTCTGCGGGAGTGGACGGATATGTGGTAGGAGTGTCGGGTGGAATCGATTCTGCCCTCACCTCGACGTTGTGCGCCCTCACAGGTTTAAAAGTAGTGGTCGTGGGTCTCCCCATTCACCAGCCGGTCTCTCACGTACACCGCTCCGACAATCACATGCAGTGGCTTACTAATACTTATTCTAATGTGTATCAACAAACTAACGACCTTACCTATGTGTATGAGGCTTTTCGGGATGTTGGAGATGATTATTCCCCCTTGGCTCTAGTAAATCTGCGATCGCGCCTCCGTATGGCAGCACTATATGCGATCGCTAATACTCATAATCTGATGGTGGCTGGCACCGGCAATAAAGTAGAGGATTATGGTATTGGATTTTTTACTAAATATGGCGACGGCGGCGTAGATGTAAGTCCCATTGCCGACCTCCTTAAAAGTGAAGTCCGCTCCCTAGCTGCCGCGCTGGGAGTCAGCGAAGAGATACTGGGTGCGACCCCGACCGACGGACTCTGGGAAGATGATCGTTCCGATGAAGATCAAATTGGAGCATCCTACGAAGAATTAGAATGGGCATTAAAGTATTATGATGAGAAAGGCTCGGACTTTACGGGCCTTACCGATCGAGAGAATCAAGTTTTAAAAATATACATCGGGAGGCATCTGCAAAGTCGACATAAGCTTGAAATGCCACCCGTGTGCTTACTAGGAGATAAAAAATGACTGCACCCTTTGATAATTTGACAGATATTGCCATGAAGTGGAGTACCGATAAAGTTGCTAATGGATATATTGCCCATTACGAAAAGTATTTCGAACCGCGCCGGGACGAGAAATTAAACATACTAGAGATTGGAGTAAAACGAGCTACGCGCCGCCATCCCCATGGCGCCGCATCTCATCGTACTTGGAAAGAGTATTTCCCTCAGGCTAATGTTTATGGGATTGATATCGATCCTAAGACCAAAGAGTATGAGCAAGACCGGCTAGAAATTTTTATCGGGAGTCAAGGCGATCCCGAGGTGATGCAGGCGGCCATTGATAGTGCGGGCCATTTCGATATTATTATTGATGATGGCAGTCATGTGAATAGTTTAACCCTGGCATCCTTCGAGGGTTTGTTCCCCTCGTTAAAGTCCGGAGGACTCTATATTATTGAAGATCTAGGAGTCTCATATATGGATTTAGACGGGCCATACTGTCGCGCACGGGAACGTGCGGCTACCAATGTTGATGGGGCCACATCAGGATGGTTCGGAATGCATCTGATGCCAGAGGATTATTCTTACACAAATCGCCGCAGTGAGATGCTGGCATTTTTTCATGATCAGTTGTCCCGACTAGATTTGGGCGATCACCCGAAATGGGCCCGCCGCCTTAAGATAGGGCGCCCCGATATTACGCAAATGGACTTTTATAAGGGCATTTGCTTTATGACAAAAGCTTAAGTGAGGAAAATATGAAAAGAATTTTAGTATGCGGAGCCGGCGGTTTTATTGGCGGCGCCATGGCTAAGCGCCTCAAAGAAGAGGGCCACTGGGTCCGCGCAGTCGATCTCAAGTACCATGAGTTTTTTGATATAGCGGCGGTAGTGGATGAATTTGTGCAGGGAGATCTACGCGACCCAACTATCTGTGATGAGGTAGTGAGCGAAGACCTGGACGAGATTTACCAGTTTGCCGCCGACATGGGAGGAGCGGGCTTCGTTTTCACCGGGGAGAACGATGCGGACATTATGCATAACTCGGCGATGATTAATTTAAATATTGCCGAGCAGTGTGTCCGCAAGGACGTCACGCGAATCTTTTATTCATCGTCGGCGTGTATGTACCCTGAACATAATCAGATGGATCCCGATAACCCCAACTGCACCGAGGACTCTGCATATCCTGCGCAGCCGGATTCGGAATATGGCTGGGAGAAACTCTTCAGTGAGCGTCTCTGGTTTGCTTTTGCGCGGAACTACGGCCTGACGGTTCGAGTTGCTCGCTATCATAATATTTTTGGGCCCGAAGGGACATGGGACGGCGGCCGAGAAAAAGCCCCGGCTGCATTCTGTAGAAAGGTCGCTGTAGCCGCTGAGGGCGACGAGATTGAAGTTTGGGGCGACGGCCTACAGACGCGTTCCTTCTTGTATATTGATGAGTGTATAGAGGCCACTAGGCGCCTTATGGACCATCCTACGTTTGAGGGGCCCGTAAACATTGGCTCTGAAGAAATGATCGCGATCAACAAGTTTGCGGAGATGGCTATTGACATTTCCGGAAAGAATCTTACAATTGATAACATTGAGGGAGATCGCTTCCACGAGAAATATGGATTCCCATGCCCAGTGGGTGTACGGGGCCGCAACTCCGACAATACTCTCATTCGCGAGGAGCTTGGTTGGGACTACGAACAGGCTCTCCGAGTGGGGATGGAACGCACTTATGCTTGGATTGAGGGGCAGGTAAAGAATGGCTAAATGTTTAGTAACCGGACATAAAGGATACATCGGTTCGCGCCTTTATGCAAAATTGAAAGAACTGGGCCACGAGGTTATGGGCATAGATCTCAATGAAGAGGTTCCCCATGATATAATCACCTGTTTGGCTGAAGATGCGGATGGCAAGTTTCATCCCCATTATGCAGACTTTGAGCCAGAGTATATTTTTCACCTTGCGTGCTGGCCACGAATCGGCCTTTGCCTAGAGAAGCCGGTTGATACGATGCGTAACAACGTCATGGCTGGATCCGTTGTGTTGAATTTTGCCCGCAAGAATAAGTCAGTAAAGCGAGTTATTTATTCCTCCTCATCGTCAGTGGTGGGCAACGGCGCAGGGCCCACCAATCCCTATGCCCTGCAGAAACTTATTACGGAAAAGGAGTGTGGAATATATTCCGGCGTTTATGATCTCGATACGGTATGTTTGAGGTACTTTAACGTCTACTCTGAAGACCAGCGCGCCGACGGCCCTTATGCTACGGCTGTGGCTAATTGGCGCCGCGCGTTATTGGAAGATGAGCGCCCCTTTATTACTGGCGATGGGGAGCAGCGGCGAGACATGGTGTATGTGGACGATGTAGTGGCCGCTAATATTCATTGCATGCAGTACGACGCGCCCTTTAATGGTGAGGTTTTCGATGTGGGCACCGGTGATAACATTTCTCTCAATGAAGTGAAGGAAATCGTTGAGACCTACCATGATGTGGAGTTCGACTACGTAGCCGCGCGCCCAGGCGAGGTGGCCACTACGCGCGCCAACCCGGCGAAGTTAGCCGAATATGGATGGACGGCTTCTGTCGCCATTCCGGAGGGAATGCATCGATGCTTTAACTTCCCAAAGGGGGCAGATGTCTAGTTCAACAATCGGCATAATTGGCCAAGGGTTTGTAGGAACCGCGATTCGAGAAGGAATGAAAAATCATTTCACCATTGAAACTTACGACAAATTTAAAGGGGAGCTTTCTACGTGTTCTTCGCTCAGAGAGGTTTGTGAAAAGGTAGAGATTGTATTTACCTGTTTGCCCACCCCCATGAAAAAAAGTGGAGAGTGTGACCTATCTATTTTGGAGGACACCGTTCGTCAAATTGATAGTTTTAAATTAAACAACATTGTGGTCATCAAATCTACCGTCATCCCCGGTACTACTGAGAGACTCAACGCGGAATGTGAGAATATCGACATCGTCTTTAATCCGGAGTTCTTGACGGAAGCGAACTCTATCGAGGACTTTAAGAATCAAAATCGTATCATTATTGGGGGCCCGCGCCCGGCCACCACGACGGTTAAGAACATGTTCCGGACAGTATTCCAGCAAACCCCTATCGTTAAAACAGGATCGAAGACTGCAGAATCCGTAAAATATTTTATTAATTGTTTTCTAGCAACCAAGGTGAGTTTTGCAAATGAGTTTAAACAAATTTGCGAATTGAGCGGGGTGGATTATGATAAGGTCGTGGAGTACGCTCTTTATGATACTCGTATCGGCCCCACACATTTATCTACCCCAGGCCCGGACGGCCGTCGAGGCTTCGGAGGCTCTTGTTTCCCAAAAGACTTAAATGCATTGGTTTATTTTGCTAAAATGAACGGACTGACCCCAGCTGTGCTTGAAGGGGTGTGGGAAAAGAATCTGGAAGTTAGACCAGAAAAAGATTGGGAGCTGCTTAAAGGCAGAGCAGTTTCCGAATAAGGAGAAAAAATGAAATTGTCAAATCAAGCGATTGGCGCCCTTATGATGGCGCTGCAGAAATCCTTAATGGAACAGAGCGATATTGTTCCGGTTCTTAAGGATATGAACCTACAGGTGGACCCAGCCGACCAAAGTCAGTCTACCCTGGTAGTGACCAACCCCCCGGTGGTGTCTTTAGACGGGGTTAGTGTCACTGAGACCGCCGAAGCCCTAAACCTGGAGGAAGAATAAAATGGCTACTACACGCAAAACACGTAAGACTACTGAGGCTCCCCCGCCCAGCTCGACCTTGGCCGCCGCCACTGTACGGGACATGGTAAGGCAGATGCTTCGTGAAGCATTTACATCCCATTCTCGCGAATTAGAGAAGCATCTTAACGACATTAATCGGCGCCTTACTGAGTTAGAGAACCGCTCTTAGGTTCTCATGCCACGATATCAATATCGTTGTAACACTTGTGAAAGTGTAAGTACAATCTTCCATCTATCCGATGAAACGATAGAGGAGTGCCCTACTTGTCTGCGGTCCGATACGTGGATTAAATTGCTTAATACCTTTTCTACTTCTCTGAAGAAGACAAAGTCCCCTAAAATTGGACAGGTCACCGAAGAGTTCATCGAAGACGCCCGGGAAGAGCTACGCCAACAGCACGAAGACCTAGAGGAGAGCCGCTAAGATGGATCTTTATATTGTATTGGGTCTTTCATTGTGTGTTAACGCGCTGCTTATCTGGTACGTTAGCAAGCTCTTAAAGAAATTTTATTTTATCTCGGAAAATTTGGCTGATTTATTTTTAACTACCAAGGCTTTCCGGGTGTTTGTTAAGAGTCTCTACAGCATGGAGAGTTATCATGGTGAGCCAATTATCCAAGAGTTAGTGGTACGTATTAGAGAGGTAAACGAAGAGATAGATGGGTTTAGAGAAATATTTGAATACTCTCTAGACGAAGAGTTGGAGGAAGAATTGAATGCCGCCGAAGAAGAAGCGCAGAAAATCAACTAAGAATCATTATTTTACATCGGTTCACGAGGATGCAATCATTAAGTATGCGTCCACCGACGACATAGAATTACGATCTAAACTGTACATTGAATATATCCAACCCGCTTTCGACCAAATGGTTGACAAAATTATTTATACCTATAGGTTCACTACGCTCCCTAATATTGATTATCTTAAAGCTGATTGTAAAGTTTGGCTCACTACCATCCTTAATAAATATGATCCGAGCAAGGGATCCAAAGCATTTTCTTATTTTTCTGTGGTAACCAAAAACTGGTTTATTCACAAGGTTAAGAGAACTCAGAAAAGAAACCAGACCGAAATCTTCATGGAAGATTTACTCAACGAGCTGGAAGAGGATTTAATTTCCCACGATCCGACGTATGAACAGAAGAGAACTGAGGTAGAATTCTGGACCTCTTTGGATAATGAAATTGATACCTGGGATTCTTTTATGCTCAAAGAAAACGAGAAAAAAGTTTTGATGGCAGTGAGGATCCTCCTAGATTCAGCGGATACCATTGAAATTTTCAACAAAAAAGCTATTTACTTGTACTTACGGGAGATAACAGGCTTAAACACCAAACAGGTGGTGAATAACCTCAACAAACTACGAAAACGGTATAGGACCTTTAAACAAAAATGGGAAAACGGCGAAATCTAACTCTAGATGATTACATAACAGAAACCACAACGAACATTCGGGAAGACCGCGCCATGGCCAAGTCGCTCCTAATGGATACTATTAACGACATGAAATTGTCGGATGCCGCCCGGAAAGAAATGGGCCCTATCGCAGCCAAGTACGTAGAAAACCTCCAACGCTCTAACGAGCAGCTTGTTAAGCTCACAGCGCTTCTCCAGAAACAGAAGTCGCAAGAATTTGGTCTCACTGCTGATGATAAGGAGCACCTTTTTGACCTCCTCAATGACAATCCGGAGCCGGAATAATGAGTGGTACCGGCCTAGATCTTCGAGACCTCCAGAACGGAAGCCTTAACACCTTACAGGACTCTAACGCTACCGGAACTACCGGGGATCCGCGCCGCACCACAGCGGTAGCCTCCTTACGTCGTACACAGGCCAATGCCTATGCGCCCGATACTATCGGTAATCGCTCCGAATATGTGGGGATCGTGGTCGCGCAATATGAAGTCGACTTCCCCGGGTTTTCGGACAAGGCGGGTCTTTTAAGGCAATATCAGAACCCGCCTCCCAACGTTGCTACCGACACCTATGATGATATAGAGAAGACTCGTCGTACCGCTTATAAGGTCTTCATTCCCGAAATCGATCCTCGTCCAGTTCCAGGCATGGGGGATCTGGAGGATCCTGTCACCATGTCACTTCCCGAGGTTTATGCTAACATCGCTGGTTTAACTTCTCCCATTCCCCTGGGTTCAGCAGTGACCGTTCAATATCAAGATCCTAAGAATTTAGGTGCCCCTCTTATAGTTCGAGTGGTTACTGAGGGTTTAACCACCAACGCGGCCAATTTAAATGATCGTGGATGCAAAAAATGGAAGGGACAGTTAGCCCAGAAATGGCAAGATCGAAATGCCGCACCGGTTCCTGTGTCTCAAATTGTCCCTCCTGGATCTGGGACCCAAGAGGATACGCCCGCTCAAAAGCGGATGAAGGACCATGCTAAATCCCTTAAAGCTATCCGTAAACAAATATTCACCGATCAGAGTCTCGCTAAAAAGAGAAATAGGGATTGGGACGATAATGCCATCTTATCCCTATCCGATCAGCAGACCCTTAAGAGAAAAAATCAGTCAAAGATTGATCAAGTAGCCGCCAACCTGGGGATGTCCGTGGCTACGCTCGAAAAGATTTTTAAAAAAGAAAGTGGCACATTTGATCCCTACGCCATAAATCACAACACCTCGGCTACCGGCCTCATACAATTTATGCCAGAGTTCTCCTCCGCTGGCACGGCCGGTTCTTTGGGGACAACAGTAGAAGAATTGCTGAAGATGGGCCCCGAGAAGCAACTGGATTACGTAGAAAAATACTTCCAGAAGAACAAGAGGGGAACCATGTCCGAAGAGGTGGATTGGTACTTTATAGTTTTTTACCCCAAAGCTATCGGGAAGCCCGACAGTTATGTTATAGGAAATGCCACAACAGCTCGTATGAATCCCGGCTATGCCGACCCGGAGCATCCTCAAAAACTCATTACTCGGCGCCGAGTTAAGGAGAGGTGGAATGCCTGATGACTGCACTCTGCTCATCTGTTGCGAGATAGGGGAAAGGGACTAGACCATGACCAGTAAAACCAGTTTAGCCATTGATATCAGTCGCCTCCCCGCTCAGACGCGGGCCTTTTATGATGGCTTGGATGATGAGGGGAAAGCCCATTTTTTTGGGTTTGGAAAAGGGGGACGTAATGAATGGGATACTCCTACCTATATCTCCACCAATGTAGAGTGGTACCAACACAAAGGAAATGCCTCCATCGTTCTGGGTCTCGATCGGCCGAGTAATATACTCTCCGGCTACGGCGGCCAGCGAAATTCTCACTGCGCGGCCGTTGATATTGTGGCAGGCCACCTAGGCTATTTAGCAAAACGTCATAACGACCGCGGTGGAGAAAATTTGGTAGATCCCAACTTTAAGCTGGATGCCGCTCGTATGTATCTCTCCCAACGTTCGAACCCCGATTATGACTTCGGCCTCGCGGCGGGCACTGTGGGCAACACCACAAAGGACAGCCCACGCAGCACCGTTGCTCTTAAAGCCGATACGTTGCGTTTTGTAGCACGGGAAAACATTAAACTGGTGACAAAAACCGATCGTAAGAATTCGCAGGGAGCCAATCTTGACGGGATTGATCAGGCGGTGTACGGGATTAATCTGATTGCCATGAACGATGATAGGCCGGGAATGGTACAGCCTATGGTGAAGGGAGACAATCTCAATGAGTTTCTTAAGGGCCTCATTGATCAGATTGCCGAACTTAGGACCTTGTTTAAAAACTTTGTTACCTATGATCGCGAGTTAACCCAGGCTTTGCTCACTCACACACATTATTCTCCTTTTTATGGAATCAAAACGTCTCCCGCTTTGGATGACTTGCTTCCCAAAGGAACAGAAAGCTTGGTTAATAAGCTTACAAATGTGGAAGTGCAACTACAGTCCCACGTACAGTCACTAGCAATGTTACAAAACAATTATTTAGAAGCGCCGGGAGGAGCCGAGACTGTTGAAGATGGTAAAAGTCTTTATATTTTAAGCAAATATAACCACGCCAATTAGGGCACAGAATGTTATGAAAAAGTATCCTGGTAAAAAATTTAATATCCCCTTCTACCAATCTGGTGATGACATTTACCGAGTGAAGCTATCTTTTCCTAAGGCGGACTTTGCGGGGTCCCCCCTTGTCCCGCGCCTTTATACATCGGTCGATGAGGAGATGATTGAGCAACGCGCCCTCAATCGCTTTATCACTTACTTCTTTCCGGAATTTTATACTTATCTCTATAGCCCGGGCACTTTCTCTACCTATGAGAACGCTGACACAGATGCAGCCGACGACCTGCTGGGTAGCGTACGCCGCCGCATATCTATCGAGGGTGCCTTCCAGGATCCAATTAATCCTCAGAATGCTGCAGTGGTGTGTAAGCTTACTTCCTACAGTGTGGACAACAAGCGCAGAAGCTTGCTAGAGGACAACAAACTTCCTGCGTTTGAACAGACGTTGACCTTCTTTAATGAACAACAGTCTATTGGGGACACCAATTCCGCGGCCTCGTTTGCGGTGGGTACAATGGGTCAAACCAATAATGCGTTGAATGACGGCCTTAAAGCCTTCAATGATCAGATGGTAGGCTATGAGGGACAGTTGCCTGGCCCCCTCGGTGTGGACTTCACCGGGGTTCAGATGGGAACTCAGAACGCGCTCAACTTGGTAGTCTCTCTTTTAACCACGCAGTTAATGGTAGGGCGCCCCTCTTTCCAGTTTACAGAAGCAGATCAATTAACTGTTTATTTTGGAACGAAGGAAGAAGAGGGGAAGATACCCCGGATTGCCATTACACGCATTGATTACCTCCTGGTTGAAGACGGCCTAGGATCACGCCCTCTCAAAGTAGGTTATCTCTCTAATATTAAGTACAATAAGCAGCTCGGAGATCCTCTTACGCTGGCTACTCTTAAAAACTATCAGTCTATTCTCGATGGTATGAGTACTCCGGAGGGCCCCACTAACTTTTCGTTTTTTAATTTTCTAGATAACCCGGATGTACAGGGCGCCCTAGGAGAAGAATTTAAAGATGGTCCTCTCGGTGGGTTTATCAATGAATTGTCCCAGATGAATCCTAAAGAGGAAGCAGAAAACCTTTTCATTAATGCGGCCAAAGAGTTCGGCCTTATTGACGTCAACAATACCGAACAGCTAGAAAAAGGGTTTAAAACGGCCTTTACTTCGGAAGAGTTGACAAAGCTGAAGATGCAAGTTGCCGACAATCCCGAAGTGTATCAGCGCGTTCAGAAAGCAAACATGGAAAAGGCCCTGAAAAAAGGGGTGGAGATCACTCAAAAGCTGGATAATATTCTTCAACAGGGGCCCATGGGCTTTATTAGTAAGAATCCTATCATCGAGTTGCTCTTTCGGGAATTAGGGCTCACTGATTTGGCCAAAGAGGCAATGTTATGTGTGACCTTTGGGCTTAACTTTGAAATGAGCCGGATCACCAAAGCGGTTCAGAAGTCGTTAGCGGAGTTAGGTTCTTCTCTTTACTATCCTCCTCCCATGCCTCGAGCCGGGGGCGACATTACCAAACCCAAGATCGATCTCGACATGATGAAGGTGTTCAGCATTGATGGAGATTTGCACAAGGCTGTGCTCCGGGTTATTGTGGATACGCTCCAGCAGACAGCTCTGGAAATGATTCAAAAGCTCGCAGAAATGATTAAGTTTTCGTGTCCACTTAATAATCCCAGATCTCAGGATCATGGAGCAAATGATTTGGCGGATCTTTTTGATAACTCTCTCCCCGATCGGTTGGGCGGCGCCGGCAACGCCGCCAATCAAGCTGCGCTAGCTTTCAATCTGACGTTAGAAGAGTTCCTCGCTTATTTAACTGCGCTATCTTCGATTTTGAGTTCCATGGATGTATGCATTCTCTTGCAGGACTCTGTTCGCCCTCAAGCGTCCGACGAGCTAATAGATAAGATCATCGCTTTTAATGCGGCTTACCCTCTGGAGTACGTCAACACAGGGATGGTCACTCCATCCCAAGTCCTCACCTTCTTTACTCAAATCAGCAAGTTTATGAACGTAGGGGAATTGTGTAATGCCATTGCGAACGAGGTGTATGTTATCAATCGCGATAGTATTGAAGTGTGCTTGACTCCCTACGACCCTTTATCCGCCGATGCGTTAACTTTGGTAGATCTTATCGATAACGGCCTCCAAATAGAATTGCCTGAGATAAACATGGATTGCCCGGACAAGGCTGGGTTCTTGAGCGATCGCACTATCACCGTGTCAATCCCGGAAGTATTCTCTACCCTGACACAGGTTGTGGAACTTCAATTTCTCGAATCTGTAACTTCGGTGCGCGAGAGTCTTTTAGAGCCGCGCTTAGTAAGTGGCGATGGGGGGTCAGATGTATTCAATAACATGGAATACGCTGAGGTTTCCACCGACGAGTTAGGCGAGATCAATCCCGAGGTGCTTAATAAGGTAATTGATGTTCTTGATCAGATAGCAAGTTTTGATTTGAGTTCGTGCCCTATCGACTTGTCTCAGATTTTGGGCTTCGATGCCGCAGCCGGAACCGAGGCCGCCCAGGCAGCTATCGAAGCTGTAACTAGCACTTTAGCTAATCCGGAATTTCAAGGGGCTATTGAGGGAATTAGGAGCCAACTGGAAGAACTGAGCCCGGAGGATATGGCCGCCCTCGGCCCCAATAGCCTCACTGCTTTTAGTAGTTATCGATTTAATCTCAACTTCTTACAAGATTACGTGAATTATATTGATATGAGAGAAATGTCTTACGCTAACGGGCGCGTCTCTATTCCTCTTTACTTTAACTCCAAGGCCACTCAGAACCCTGATGCTGGTTTTTCCGCTCTAGAGCTGGCCGACGCTTCTTATCGCCCCATCCACCTAGAGTTTAATTTTCCGTTTTTAACTCCTTTTAATTTTGGCGCTCGCGATATGACGCTGGCAGAACAGATGACGGAGCAGGTGACTAGTATCGGCCAACTTGACGTAGGAGGCAACATTGTTGCCACCAGCGGCTGCTTAGATCCCGAGAAGATTCTTTCTCGCATTTTGTGGAATATTTTAATGGTTACCTTCCGCCAGGAGCCAGGGTATAATTACCAGACTTTCATGGCCGAACGGGGTGCTACTTCCACCTCGGTGCTTGCGACCCTCCCCACGTTTTTGGAGTATGCCCCGGTGGCCTACAATCAGTTACGCTTCGCGGGCCAGGCCAGCACCTCCATACCTCTGAAACAGTTAACTCCACAGCTTCTGATAGCGGTTCAGGATTACTTTGGCGCAGAGGGCGACCGTTTGCAGTTAGGGGGAATAATTGCAGAGGCTGCAAAACTTTACGAAGACGTGCATAACTGTACTATCACCTTCACTGAGGATATCGTGGGGTACGTACGCGATTCGGTGGCGCAGTTTGCCGACAGTGACCTGGAAATAACCCGTAGCTATATGCGCCTGAGTTATCCGCGCGAGGCCCCCGATATTCCTAATCTGGCGTTAGAGTTTCAATCGGATGGAGATTTCATTCCGGAGCAAAAAGTTGCCAATTTTATTACTACCAGCGTGGCGGAACAAGAATTTGAGCAGGTGACTCAAGATTTTCAGAATGTCTATGTTAAGCAGTTTGTAGACAAGTTTACCAATTACAATTCGTTCACGCAGGAAGAGACCCCTCTCACTATCGAAGAGAAGCGCCTCGTTGAGGCTAAACACTTTCCGGCTGCTTATGCCAGCTTGGTGGATCGCATGTTTGATTATACGGTGCGTAACGGCGTTTTTGATGCGGCCACTATGCAGCAACTTAATCTTCTGCCGTCACCGCCTAATTGCCCGCCGTCGGAATCGGGAGACCTATTAGATATCGAGGGGATCTTCGAGCAAATGCGAGCAGAATATGTCGAAGCCCGGTGCAGTAACGATTCGCCAAAGCCTCCGCTTCGTGAGACGGTGCGGAATATCATTAAGTACGGCTTATATTTGATGTTTGTGCAGTCTAATATTGCGGAGATCATTGTGAAGAACATTTTTGTCCTTACAGCTTTCCGCGTCGATACGATTCTTACCAATCGCGACGGCTTTATTTTTGCATTTTTGCGTTCCCAATTGGTGATGGCCATTGATCGCCTTGTAGATGCGCAAGCTCGCCAGAATGAATTGACAATTCAACAGGACCTTGTCGCGTATTTTAATCGTAAAATTCAGCGGCAACTGGTGGTAAGCCAGGGAGGCATCCGTTATGGAGATGGTAGAGTCGCCTTTTTACCAGGCACGAGGTTTACTATTCATGGCGAGGAGAATTCTGCTAGTTTTAACGATATTATCAACTACCTGATCGAGGATCGTTTGGTCATTGGGGGCACCGCCATCAATAATGTTTTGCGCAATGCCCTTCCTGACAATTCCCCTCTCCCCATGGACGAAGCCTTTTTGGCGAGTCTACCGACATATACCGCGGATTATGACACCATAGACTTTATTGCGCCCCTCGCTAACAATGTCTTCACGGAGGGGAATGACACCTGTCAGGTCTTTGTAACCCGGAAGCTAATTGACGGACCACTCAGTCGCCCCCGCGCCCGGATTAAGGTGTGGTACTATCATGCGGATGGCACTCTTGCGCCAATCTTCTCTCTTCAGAATTCTATTCCAGTGGGGGAACCCCAACCTTCGATGTTCGATCGCATCCGATCTGGGGAGATAGTGGTGACCGCCGAAGAGCGCCCGGATTGCCTAGATCAGTCACAAATTGATCAAATCTATGCATTTGGGGGCACCGTCCCTCGTGGCCGTGGGTGCCCCAACACCTTCGACCCCGATGGCAACCCGCTTTCCCCGCTGGTAAGCCAGGAGCTTGCTGAAAGCGCTACCACCGAAGGCATTCGAACTGATTGTATTGATAGATCTACAGCATCAGTTATGGAAAGTCTAGGGGTGACCGTGGATCCGTCCCGCATATGTCCGGAAGGCGAGCCGCCTCCACCAACGGGAGGCCAAGAGGAGGCGGACCCCGGCGACGCGCCGAGTGGGCCACCAGCATTAAACTGGCCCCCAAGTGAGGATTAAAAGATGGCAGACGAAGAAATAAATTTAGTTGTATCCGAGTTGCTTCCCCTGGATGAGTCCATCCATTGGGTCCAACTCCTGGAAGGGGACCCCACCCAGGTACAGGTAACCGAACTCTATAAAGCCACGATCTTTGGGGAAAGCGGCACCAACTTTGATATTTCTATGGACGACTCGGCCTTTAAATTACGCGTCCGACTTGCTGGCTTTGAGGTAAACTCCAGCACGGGTGGTGGCCCTTCGCTGGTGGAGACGGTTCCTAAATCCCCTATGTACACCTATAAAGACCCCAATAGTCGTCTGAACGGAGATATAGGAAACATTGGAGGTAAGAATTCCTCGATGCGCGAGAGCTGGTATGAGCTGTTGAAGCGCGCGAATGGGGCCGACATCTTAGATAATCCCTTCCTTGACGACCTTGACAACAGTGCGAATGGATGGGGAACCTCCATTTATAAGCCTCGCACCGAATTTAATAGTGTCTCGAAGACTGTTTTTAAGGCCGCCGCCCGACCGGCCAGCCCGACGCGAAAATACGGCGGCAACCATACGCCGGACCTTTTTATGTTGGATCCGGCTGATTTGTTTGCCCTCCCTTACAGCATCGTTACGCGAGTGGTGATGCTTCACAACAAGCTTTTTGGAAGCAACATAGCTCCCATTACTGCGGATAGGGTAGCTCTCCGAATCGAACGCGGCACCTTTACAGCGATTATGGATAATGTTCAGGCGGGCCTGACTGCACTGAATCAACTCATTGAAACTGCGTACGGAGCTGAGGGGAGCGCCATCGATGATGCTATTGAGGAAACATTAGAGGAAACGGAGCTGGCGGAGGGAGTCGGTGGCTTCGTCTTAGAGCCCCTTACTGCCCGTGAGCGCCGAGCGATTATGAATCAATCTGATTACCAACAGTATTTCACCACTACCTTCAACAAGGAAGCCATCGTAACCATTCCTATCCTGCAAAACTTTTATTTAACTACCAAATATTTTCAAAACATTAGTGATTCGTTTGAGAATACCAACAATTTGATCTTGGAAATCCTTCTTTCTACTATTCGAAATAATGATGACTATAAGAAAGAGCCCCAGACAGGACGCACTGCAGCCACCCAAGGGTTTAACACCGGGGGGCTACCCGATGCCGAGAATTTTGGGGTTCAGGCTAAAGACTTTATTTTGAAGATGATCTTGATGACTCCTGTCAATATCCTTAAAGGCCTAGCCGAACTCATTGACCCCCACGTGGCGTTGTCTAAGTTAATTAAAACTGGCTCAGGCTTTGCATTCAATCAGTTGGAGTTGGCCCTGGACCCTGCAGCGGAAGGTATCACCGAAGCCCAAAAGGCAGTGATGGAAGAACTGGGAGCGTCCGAGGAGGAGTTGGAGGCGTTCACGGGCCCAAGCGGAAACGACCTGTTAAAATTAATCCTTTGCTTGATCGACCTAAGTCTGCAGGAACAAGTACCAGTCCCTGGTCCGCCGTGGGGTCCATACGATGAGAACGGCGTTCCGCTACCTCCCGACCCGCGGCCGGATAACTTCTATCCCCGCATCGGTGAAAAGGGTATCGACTTTACTGGCACAATTATGGGAATGTTTATGATTCCTCCCAGTCCGATTGGTTTGATTTATTTGTTATTGGGACTAATTAAGAATAATGAATTAGAGACCACTGAAGACGTGATCGATGTGACGCCGACGGGTGAGGAATGCGATGACAACACATCCGAAGGCTCAGATGCTGCCACTAACGGGGAGGAATAAGACATGAGTTCGGGGCTTTCGCCAATGCTTCCCCTTAATACTAGTGATGTTTTTGGGGCTTACAATCTTAACACCAGCTTCAATCAAGTAGCTCTGCAGAACTTGAAGATGTTGGTGCTTACCGCCCCCGGAGAGCGGATTATGGATCCTAATTTTGGAGTGGGTCTACGTAACTATCTTTTCGAGTTTAATGAACAGGCCACCTATTCTGCTATATCTTCGAAGATTCTTAGCCAAGTTCGTACCTATTTACCATATCTGAGGATTGATGACATTAAATTTAAGATTCCAGAGAGCAATCCGGACTTGTATCCCCACACACTAAGTGTCGACATTGCTTTCACTATCAAGCCCCTTCAGATTATGGAGAATTTGAGTGTAAGTGTGGATAGCATATAAGGTAACGAGATTTGACGATGAGCAGTAAAAAACTACAACCAATTGATTACACTAGCCGAGACTTCGCCTCTATCCGCCGGGACTTAGAGAATTACGCGAAACGATATTACCCCAACACTTATCGGGACTTTAACGAAGCCTCTTTTGGTTCCCTGATGCTTGATACGGTTTCCTATGTTGGAGACATCTTATCGTTCTATCTCGATTATCAAACTAACGAGAGCTTTTTAGACAGCGCTATCGAATATACCAATGTTGTGCGCCTTGCGCGTCAGATGGGATTCAAGCTCGATAGCAGCCCCTCATCTTATGGAACCTTGACCTTCTATATTGAAGTTCCAGCTCAGTCGGTTACTATTGGGCCAGATCTCGCTTATGCACCGGTCCTTACGGCCGGCTCGGTTTTCTCCTCCTTAGGGGGAGGCAGTTATACTCTTCTGGAAGATGTCGACTTCGCGCGTACTACCAATCAGGTTGTGGCGGGCCAGGTGAATACTGTGACCGGAACCCCTACCTCGTATATTATTCGGTCCTTTGGTCGCGCTGTCTCCGGTCGTACAAACTTTCAAGAGGTAAAGGTGGGTAACTTTCAGCGCTTCTTAAGGGTTCGTCTGGATAGTTCTAATGTAGCTGAAATTCTGAGTGTTACGGATACAGAAAGTCATGAGTACTTTGAGGTGGACCATCTTTCGCAGAATATTATCTATAAAGGCATCCGGAATGTTAATAATTCCACCAATAATACGGTGAAGAGCGTTCTTAAAGCGGTCCCCGTCGCCCGGCGTTTTGTATTGGAACGAGAGGGCGATCAAGCATTTCTGCAGTTCGGATACGGCTCAGATTCGGAACTATTGTCCGAGTCGGTACTGGACCCCTCCAACTTGGTTCTGAAGCTTAACGGGCGCAACTATACTACGGATACGGGATTCGATCCCACGAAGCTCATCAGTACGGATAAGTTTGGCATAGCTCCCGCCAATACCACCCTGCGTATAGGGTATCGCGTTAATACTGTAAGTGATGTTAATGCGGCATCGAACACGGTGGTAACCGTTCAACGCCCGGTATTTAGGTTTAAGAATCAGGGATCCCTTTCCCAAGCAACACGGAGTACGGTAATGGGTTCGCTAGAGCTTACTAACGAGGAGCCATTTGTGGGAGATGTTCAACTTCCCTCTTCCGATGATATCAAGCAGCGGGTTTTTGGTTACTTTGCGACTCAGAACCGCGCGGTGACAGCGGCCGACTATCAGGCCATCTGTTACGGCATGCCGGGTCAATACGGCGCTATCAAGCGCGCTGCCTGTATGAAAGACACGGACGCCTTGAAGCGCAATCTTAATCTGTATGTGGTATCGGAGGACGCCAGCGGCAAACTAGCTACGGCCAACAGAACTCTAAAGAATAATTTAAAAACGTGGATTTCTCAGTATAGAATGGTCAATGATACCGTCGACATTTTAGATGCGGCCATTGTAAATTTTGGGCTGAAGTATACCATTTCTATCGATATGAATTCTAATCGCTTTACTGTGATGTCCCGCGCTAATACGGCACTTACTAATCATTTGGAGCGCAACTCGTATGATATTGGAGAAGGCATACACCTTTCTGAGTTTTACCGCATCCTCCAGAAAGTTGAGGGAGTGGTGTCGGTTATAAACGTGGAAGCTGTATCGCAGGTTGGAGCTTCCTATTCTCAGGTAAGTTATGACTTCAAGAAGAATCTTAGTTCGGACGGCCTCTTTGTTCAGGCCTCCAAGAACATGATTTTTGAACTCAAGTTTCCTAATGTTGATATTAAGGGGTCTATTAAATAATGGCCATCGCTCGCTATTCTGCTAGTGCAGACACTACCATCACCAATGCCTATGAGGCTGACCTAGTCACCCGCGGTACGGGATCCAATATGGGGTATGCGGATGCCTTAGAAGTTTTTTCTATTTATGGTCAAGAGTCGGGATCCAACGGTCAATCTCAAGAATTGTCCCGTCTTCTTCTCAAATTCGACACCAGCAAGATGTCTGCGGATCGCGTCGCAAATCGTCTCGGTGCCTCGGGGAGCACCTCCTTCTATCTTAAGCTTCACAATGCCCGGACCCCCTATACACTTCCACAAAATTTTACTTTAGTAACCGCTCCGGTGGCACGCCCTTGGGATGAGGGTGTGGGTCTAGATATGGCTAACTACCAAGATCTGGGAAAGGCCAACTGGATGAGGCCCAATGCCACTTCTTCGTGGACACAGGTGGGAGGAGATTACCGCTCCAACAACGTGTATAAGACTTTATTCCCTCAGGGCTACGAAAACATGGAAGTAAACATCACCAACTTAGTAGAAAAGTGGATCGCCGGCGCAACCACCAACTACGGTGTAGGAATTCATCTGACAGGAAGCCAAGAAGCGTACTTTTCTAGTTCGCTCGGCGGTCTCGGGTCAGGCCAGTCGGGGAGTGTACTCCAGAATACCCAAGGGGCCAAAAGCTCTTATTACACCAAAATGTTTTTTGCTCGATCAAGCGAATTCTTTTTCAAGCGTCCGTCGATCGAAGCGCGGTGGGATGATAGGGTTATGGACGATCGGGAGAACTTCTTTTATTCCAGCTCCTTGGCCCCCGCAGCGGATAATTTAAACACACTCTATCTTTACAACTACATCCGCGGCCGACTCGTGAACATTCCCAAAGTGGGAACCGGTAACTTGCGGGTTTCGTTTTACTCTGGCTCAGCCACAAAACCTACCGGCGCAAAGATTAAGATTCAAGGGGGCGCCATTAATGCTACAGCTAGCTATGTGAGCACCGGACTCTATAGTTGTCAGGTGGCCTTGACCGCCGCGTCGACCCCGCTAGATAAGGTGTACGATGTATGGCATAGCGGGAGTGCCCTTCAGTATTTTACTGGGTCCTTTTACCCTGAGCTGATGCCTACCTATGAGGCCGCCCCGACATTTAATCGGGTAACTAGTTGCACTAATTTAAAGAAAAAGTATTCGCGTCAAGACACCTCGCGCTTCCGCTTTTTTGTGCGCAATAAAAATTGGAGTCCCACCGTCTATGTGGTATCCACTACCAATAATCCCACGGAGATTATTCCCAGTGCGTCTTATAACATTCGACGCGTAACTGATGGCTATAACGCCATTCCTTATGGTACAGGGTCCGACCTTAGCACTTATCTTTCTTACGACAAGGACGGTAACTATTTTGATTTTGATATGTCGCTGCTCGAAGCGGGTTATATGTATGAAATTAATTTGTCGTATTATAACGCCAGCATAGGCGACTGGCAGGAGCAACCTCAAACGTTTAAATTTAGAGTTGAAGAATAATTAGGTTATGAGCATAAAGAAGTACTTTGATGTAAAGTCAGAGGCCCAGTCCCTCGCAGACATGTCGGCGGCCGAGATATCATCCCAAGTTGAGTCTGTTGGTTATCACGAACAGGACATCATCAAAGAGGAACGATATCTCCCCCAGGTCGACCTGTCAAAACCAGAAAACTTTGCACGTTACGGAAGCGCCGAAGAGTACTATACCCAAGCTATTAAGCGTATTTACACGACTTATCCTTACGACGGCTCTCTAAAGGAACGCCTAGAGTGGGAAAACGAATCCACCTATATTGACCTCCATCTCTTCGAGAACGATTATCCGCGCACTAACGGTTATATTATTTTTTCGGCAGACGGCTGGGGAACTCCCACAGCGCTGGTGGATGGTTATGGTATCCCGGCATCCTCAGACGATTATGAATACATTTTTGTTAAAGGAGGTCCCAACAATAATCCCAACGGGATGACCCCCTATCGTCAGCAGTTCACGGGCTCAAACTATTACGAACCCTCTATGAATCGGGAGTCCAACTTTGCTACAAATGTGGCTAGTCACGGGGCATCCGTCGAATTTTGGCTTAAGAAAGACGCCTTTGATGCTACTAACACACGAAAAGAAGTTATTCTGGATCTCTGGAACGGAGTTACTCACCCAGATAAGACTTATGGTCGCGTACGTCTTGAATTAACCGCCTCAGTTACGGGTCTACGCCCATTTATGCTGACGGTATTGTCGGGAAATACTGGGGTTTTCGAGCAACGATTGGGAACTGCTGCCTCCACGATGGCTTCTGTGGCCGACGGAAAATGGCACCACTACGCAGTAACCTTCAAACAAGGAGATTCCACCCTTAATACGCGTTTTTATATTGACGGCCGATTAAACCAAACACAGGAACTCTCCGCTAGCGGCCTCGGCACGGTCGGCGATATTTCGGGCCTTAATTTGCGTGCTAACATGGGCGCCCTTGTGGGCTCCCCTCGAAGCTCTGCTGCGACCGCATACGCCGGCAAACTCTCCGCTTCACTAGATGAGTTCCGTTTCTGGAAGACACAACGTACATCTCAACAGATTGGGCGCTACTGGTTTACTCAGGTGGGTGGGGGCGTTAACTCGGATCCCGAGCCATTTATAGACACACCTCTCAGTTCAAACGTGGATCTCGGAGTTTACTACAAGTTTAATGAGGGAATCACCGGGAATAGCATTACCGATAGCACGGTTTTAGATTTCTCTGGCCGCGCTTCCAACGGGGCATGGACGGGATATACGGCCAATTCGCGAAATACGGGATCGGCCATTGTCCTCTCCAAGGCAGCGATTAAGGAGTACAAGGATCCGATCATTTATCCTAAACACCCGCAGGTGCAGGCCCTGCTGGGCGGCCTCCAAGAGTCGGGCTCCGCATATGATGCCAGCAACACTTCAGCGATCTACAACACGATGCCTGCATGGATTATTGAAGAGGACGACGAAGGAACAGGAGAGCTGCGCAAACTTACCCAAGTGATGGGGAGCTACTTCGACACTCTTCATATGCAGATCCGAGACCTTAATCGACTTAAAGACGTGTCATACGTCTCAGGAAGTGATAAGCCTCTACCTTTTGCTGATCGGCTTTTAAGCTCTGCTGGCTTTGTAGCCCCCGAAATCTTTGTGGATGCTGACGTCCTCGAAAAATTAGCGGATAGAAGTGAGAAAAAAGTTTACGAGAAGTCGCTGAGCGAAATTAAGGACATAATCTATAAGAACATCTATAACAATTTAACTTATATTTATAAGTCTAAGGGAACTGAGAAGGCTTTCCGCAACCTCATTCGGTGCTTTGGCATCGATGATGAACTAGTCAAGCTCAGCTTGTATGCGAACAATGTTGAATATGAGATGCGCAACGACCGCCGTAATGTGACGGTGGCCGACCGATTTGTCAACTTCAACACCTTAACCAATCAGAACGCAGTTATTTACAATGCCCAGCCTCCCGGTAACCCTAATGCGGTTGGTTTTATTACCTCAAGTGCCACTCTAAAGGATGGGCATGCCACCACAATGGAAACGGAGATCTTGTTCCCTCGTAAGCCAGCTCCGGGCGAGGCCGGGTATATCACCACAAACACCATTTCGGCTTCATTGTTCGGAGTTCATAGCGTGGGAATCCGCACCCCCGGCACGAACCCCACCTGGGGCACCAACGATAATATCAACTTCCAGGTTTATGCAGTTCGGAATGAAATAGATTCGACCAGTGTACGCTTTGTGGTTACCAGCTCTGGAGCCCGCGCAAAGGTTCCCTATTTAACCTCCCAGCTTTATGAGAATGTTTATGACAACTCGCGGTGGAATTTAGCAGTTAAGGTCCGACCCGAAAAATATCCCCTCACCTCCTTGGTAGACGGGGCAGAACTTGACCCTGCGCGCCTAACCGGTAGCTATACTATCGAACTTCATGGGGTTGAAGCGGACTCGGGGGAGATTTTAAACGAGTTCAGCGTTTCAAAGACTATCTCAGCCCCGACCAGTTTTGTGACGCAAGCTCGGCGCTGTTATATCGGCGCGCACCGTACTAATTTTAGCGGAACCATTCTCCAAACTAGTGATGTGAAGGTAAATGCATGTCGCTTCTGGTTGGATGACCTGCCTAACAGCGCCCTCAACGCGCACATTCTGGATACGGAAAATTACGGCTCCCTGCACCCCCACTATTATGCTTACCCCTTCAAGCCTAGTTCTTCATACGGAGATGTCACCAAATTTGACACTTTGGTCTTTAACTGGGAGTTCCTCCAGAATACGGGCTCTAACGCCGCAGGAGGCTTTGTAGTAGCCGATCTCAGTTCGGGGTCAGCGACCTCCGCTACAAACGCTAATACGGCCTCCTTTGGCAGCCTAGGCGCCATACTCCGTCCGCAGTATCCGGGGAGTGGTAGCTTATTTGCGCCGTCTTCGACCAGCGCTATCGATAAAGATTTCGTTATTTCTTCTAAGCTGAATCTGCCGGAGAATATCTATTCGGCGGATATGGTGCAAGTGCTCGGAGCTATGGATCAAGAAATCTTCGGTGCGACAGCTCGCCCGGTTAATTACTTCTTTGCTTTCGAGAAGAGTATGTATCAGGTAATCTCCGAAGAGATGATTAATTATTTTGCCAATTTACGCGACTTTAACAACTTAATTGGCAACCCGGTGAACAAGTGGCGCCCCGAGTATAAAGACTTGGCGTTCATGCGACAGAAGTTCTTTGAGAAGGATGAGGTTGAAGAATTAGATTTTGATAAGTTCTATGAATTTTATAAATGGTTTGATACATCTTTGTCGGCGATGCTCCAACAGTTGGTACCAGCCTCAGCCGACGTGGCTGAAGAGGTGCGTACTGTTATTGAAAGCCACATCTTAGAGCGACCGAAGTACCAGCGTAAGTTCCCCTTCCTCGACAATGTTGGGCAGTCCGACATCTCTGGCTCCATTGCAGGAGAGATGACGATTGCCGAGACAGCCCAGGGCTCCCCGGAAGAGTTTCCTCAGGGCTCCGCTTTCTTTACCAATACCGCTTTCACAAAGAGACAAATTGGATCTTCTAATCCTCCTGATGGGCGCCCATGGGCCAAGTTCCGAGCGCCCGTGGCGTATCCCCGAACCACCAGCGACAACAATACTCAGCTTTATTGGGAGCGTTATCTGGCTAAAAGAACTGAATCCTCGCGCCAAGCTATTTTTGATGCCGTAGAAAGCACCTTTGAGCGCAGATCCAAATCCCCGGTTAAGTTCGGCGTAGAGGGCACTACCGCTGTTGGCGGGGTAGCCAAGCATCATAATGCGGTGGTTAATTATGTTTTCGAAGCTGCTCGCGCCTGGGGTGGCAAAGTGGCAGGGAGCACCAATCAGGCTCAGAAAATCTTGGTTTCCTCCGGCAGTACTGTCGAGACGCTTATCGAGACTAGCGAAGAATTCTACCCCACCTTTAAACAGCGCTTAGGGTTTGCGCTGTCTGGCAGTGATGACGCAAATCAGGATGCTGTATCCGGCCCGCGCCATGCGCCTTTTAGTCTTTATAGTTCCTCTGTAACTGATGGATACAACGCTCAAGTGGTCGCTAACTATGTGTCGGGTGTTATGATTACTAACCTACATAATGATTTTGTGGTGGGCACCGATATTCCTATGCAGGGTCCTTTTACGCAAGAGTACGTAGGTGGTCGTTTTTATCGCCACACACGGATTAATCAAAAGGGCACTGATTCTAATACTACCCGGGGAGAAGGGTTCCGGATTGATTTTGACAATCGCGGCAGCGAAAATGTTGAGGGAGTTAATAAGAAGTCGCTGGTTGTCTTGCCGCCGAACGCTCCTCATGGCGTAATCGATACAGCGCTCCCCACTGCCTATCGTTTCCGCGATGTCACCGCCAAGCGCCCTGTCAACATCAAGAATATCCAGATGAAAACTGGCTCCACTATTCTCGGTAACTATGAAAAGAACTATCAGGTTGTAAATTCGAACTCGCGCATGAAGAATGATCCCTTCTTCAAGGATCAGTCGTTTAACTTTGCTCCCTATCCAGAAACTCTCGCTACTCGTGGTCGCTTCCCGCTGGTGGTTGAAACCTCTACCGACACCACCACCCGAGTGCAGACTGACTATACTTTCCTCAAGGGCAAACCGGGCGTCGATGGTGTGGCCTACATCACCTCCGGCTCCAATAGCGCCGACGACGACCTGGGGAGTCATCCTCAGCAGACCATCTCTGTGTGGTTCTCTGCGTCCAAGAACACTGTGCAGCAAGCCGGCCCTCCTTGGCAAGCTACTGGCTACGGAGGCCTAGGCTTCCCCGCACAATATAATGGCGAGGAGCGCACACTCTTTGCGTGGGGTGGGTGTTACAATCAGGATATCACTCGGCGTGTCTTCCTGAAGTCCGGCTCCAACGCCTCCCCGTCGGATGGCTCCAAGGGTCCTCGCCTGGGCATTTCTTTCATGCGAGGGACTACGATTAATGCCTACTATTGGATATCGGAAGACGATATTTTCACGAGCCCAGGCTGGTACCATGTGGTGTTCAGCGCCGACCAGCTTAACTGGAAGAGGGAAGACTTCTTAGGGAGTTACTCCAAAGCGAACCGAGAGAGTTTATCCTTTAACAGCAGTAATAACTCTTATCTTAACATGATTAATGGCGCCACTACCGCCGCTACGTGGCAAACAAAGATGAGCAGCGAGTTCGGCGCTAGCCCACAAGACTGGAGTATCAGTTTTTGGTACCGACCACCTCAAGACATCCAGAACGCGACAGGCGGCACCCAGATTATTAGTCTTGAGGATTCCTCAGGAAATCTCGTGCATGGAATTGGGTACGTTGATGATAGCCGATATATCACCTATTACAGCTCTAACATGACCGGTAGCCCCCCCGCTGGCTCCCAGCCCGAAGCTCGCACGGGCACGGGGTGGCACCACTATACCGTAACTTATGCGGTTTCGGGCGGCGCCGGTTCTCAGGTTAAGATGTATCGCAATGGGGTATTTGTGAGCAAGTTCGCCGCCGGCGGCGCAGGAGGCGGGAAGAACGCCTATACAATTGACGGACCATGTAGAATAGGTCAGGCGCCTGCAGGCGGTACGTATCTTACTGGTGCTCTATGTGATTTTGCTATTTGGGACCGGGTATTGACCCATGCGGAGATTCGCGGCGTATCGGGCTGGCGCGGAGGCGCTTACGAGGGCCCCCTCCGTTCCGATCTCAATGCATTGGTGCCCACCTCCACTGCCACGTTCATCGGCGCCCCATCCGCCGGTAATCTCATCTCCTTCTGGCCTATGACTTTCGGGACGGACGGAACCAACACCACTACTAACGATCTGCAGTCGGCACCACCCTGGGCCGCCGGCCTGCTTTATAATAAAGCCCGCTGCCGCGCTCTTGCGAAGAATGAATTGGCCCTGTCTTGCTCCAATTTTGAACTCGCGGACATGACTCGCGAACAGGGCCCGGCGTTCATGTCGGCATCGACCGGGAATTTGAATGGACATGGAACCCATCAGCGCTACTTGGTCTATAGATCAGGAACCGGCCGGAAGGGCTCCACCATCTATGTGAACGGTATCTCCGCGGCCACTAGTTCAGCTTTCCTGAGCGGCAGTAACCACGGAACGGCCCGCACAGGCTCCAATCAGGCTATCGGCGGTGAGAAGGCTGCAATGACGGCATTCGCTCCCATTTATGGAGGAGTGATCGCCACAAACCTCTTCGGAGCCCCTCACGGAGCCGCCGGCGTAGGCATAGGACAGATTGCTGTTTGGCGCGACGTCTATACTCCGTCTCCCCACGCGCCGGTTGGTGCCGCTCATGCGACCAGTTCCGCGTGGGTTAACAACTTCATGACAGCCAAGACGACTTCGTCTTATCAAGATCCAGCCACCGCCCCATGTACGCTTGGCGCTTCGAGTGGAACCCCGTCAGGAGGAAAAAATCGAGGGTGGACAGACCTTACCTCCTCTACTCCTCATGCGGGCTTTAATTATTCTTTGAACATAAAGAACTGGTGGAAATTTGGACCTAACCCAGATGTGGGTCGTGTGTATGACAAGGGCCCTGCTTCTCAAGACTTCCAGGGAGGGTGGGACACCCTGGCGATCTCGGCATCCGCCGAGACGAACTATACACGTAACGCCTTCTCGGCTTCAGAGCTTGCCGCTTATGGGGGCGGTACATGGAGTAAAACCACAACTGGCCAAACCGCCAACTGTGGAGGCAACCTTAACTTTTTAGTTCCCCAGCGAACCGGCTCGGACTCTCAAGAGACAGTGATCGTTAACCGTTATGCCGGCTCTGGTTATGAAGTCATGTCTTTGGGTTATATGGACCCGGCTCACACCGAGATGTCGGTCTATAACGCTGCGCCTTATCATAACTTAGCTATTATTGATCATGGCCTCTCGGGTAACGTCCCGGCCGACCCAATCGCTGCACAAACAATCACAGTTGTGGATCAGATCGGAAAGAACCGAGGCCTCGACCAACGCGCCTCACTTCGCTGTGGTAAGTTCGGCGCAGACGCTGCTTTCGGCCCAGGAGTCCAACCGTCTTCATCTTACCCAGCGCTGCCTTCTTGGCACAAGACAAACAGCAACCGCAAGCGCTTCATGTTCAGTTCAGCTACTAAGGGACAGTACTACACAGCATCAGTTTATGACAACCTCTTTGTGCAGCATCAGATCCCGCGTTCAGAACAACAGTATGCGTGGGTGACAGCGTCGCTGCAGCGAGGGCTCCTCCCGGCACAGAATCGAAGAATTCTGGGACTGAATGCTCCGGCTAGTGTGACTGCCTCAACGTGGCCGTTAGCCATAGAGGCGGACTATACCGTCGGAACTAAGGGTTATCCCTCTGGGTTAGCGCCGTTCCCCTTGAACCCCCGCACGGGGCCTGTAAAGCCTGCATTCGTAGGCGCCAATCTTATTGGGCCGGCCGTTGCATCTCCGGTCAACTTAGCGACACACACCCTTGAGCGCTCGCTAGGTGCCTTTGACTCAGAGTCCCTGTATATGAGTGGTACCCTGGGAAGCGACACCTCGAACTATGCTCGGGTGGATATAGGGCCCACCGCTGAGTGGAATCCTATAGTGGGCGGTAGCGGCGCCAGCGCTAAGGCTTTCAGTGTGGCGACCTGGATAATGGCCCCTACGGGCTCACCGGGAACCTATTCCCCTCGCGTGTTTGATATGGGAAGCGGTGATCGGGCCTTGCTGCAAACTGATTATGGGGGTAATCGCTTTAAGCATACGTTTGTAATCAACGGTCTGACCACAGACGGCCAAATCACGGGCCCCCCGCTTTCCTACGGTAAATGGTATCATGTGGTGGTGACGTTTAAGGGAGGAGATCCTGACGGCAGTAGTACACGAAACTTCATGAGGCTTTATATAAATGGTATCGGCACTAGCTCGGTAACACAGGAGCTGGATAATCCAGCTTCTATTAGTGGAGATTCTTATATTGGCGAACGCGGCCTTGGCGATCGAAACTGGGTTGGAAATATGAATGAGTTTCAGATCTACGATACCGAATTGACAGCTCGCAATGTACATGCTTTGTATAACTATGGAGCACCGGCAGAGCCCTATCGTCTCAAATCTAATGATTCTACTTTCCCAAGTGACAAGTTGGTGGCATGGTATCGGATGGGTGATGCCCCGGGCGATAGTCTGGGTAGCGGCGGCAATATTCATAATGCGGCGGTCAACCATACGCTTTACAAGGGCGGCCAGTTCGACGGTCATTTGGAGACCAACGGAACAGGAGTCATTAGGGCCACCTCTTCGGTGCCCCCTGCATCGATGAACTACTCCTTTAACTCTATGATACTACATCGGCAGGGCCCCTATGGTTGGCCTACGTGGAAGCAAATCCGAGCCGGCGAATCACCCGTGGCTCGAAAGCTACGGTCCAAGAACTTGATCGGTCAGATCGTGCCCCCTTCTCCCGTTCCGAATATTATCAACAATGTGCAAGTGGGAAGTGTACCAGCGCTTCAGGCCAATAGTTTTGTGGATTATTACGAGCCACCCGTTAATAGCAAGTATGGGGCCGTGCAGTTTTATTTTGAAGACAACACCACGGATTCCAATCCGGACAATAATGTTACATTGCGGACGACTTACGGTAATGATCTTGAGTACTTTAACAATGATGCGTTAAATAACCGCCTAGGTCTCCAGATTGACCTGGACAAGCCGATGGCCTTCGACACAGTACGCAACTACTTGGTGGACAGTGACCTCAGCACGGTGGTGACCTATACTGAAAGCATGTATCCCGCTGCCCGGAACATGTATAGTGAACAGATTCGTGGACGCGCAAAGTATAATATCGACAATATTTGGAATGACAATCGCCAGAAGAGAAGTGAGTTTTTAACCGGTGGCTATAGGAATATGGGATATAGGAAGGGCCTCCAGGTTGCGTCGATGATGTATAAAAACCCGGGAACCTATACCACGGCTAGTGTATGGCCCCTTGATGGTCATCTTAATTTTGAGACTACGGCCTCTCAAATATGGTGGGATGGATCCGGCGAATTACAAACGGCATTTACTCGTTTTGGATATGCAGGATCCACCCCCGCGGGCTTTGATATTGCTGGTGGACCGGCCTATGTATATCGAATTTGGCAGGGTTATAACGATAATACTCAATTTTATCCCATTTTCGGGGGAGATTCAAAATGGGATGCCCCTGCCGCCGCCGGCAAGCATCCCTATGAAAACTATTCTAGCTGGTCCGAACAGATTCGACTGGCCGCGCAGAACAGTAGTATCATTCCAGAGTTTAGAATTTCCGAACACCTAGAGACGTTTATTGGAAAGAAAGAGAGTGATTTCTTGGCCGATGTCCCGGGCTTATATGAGATTTCGGGTACTGTGCTTGCTAATAGTTCACATCCTAAGTTTTTCCGTACCTATAGCAATAGTGATTTCATGAAATATTTCGGGGCTATCGATGGGGATCTTAATGATGAACGCTCGGGGGACTTGAAAATTTCTCGCGACCGCATAAAACTGAAGGCTTCCGCACTTTTGAAATTTTTACCCTACAAGGGTTTCTATCCGGCCGAACGGGGTCTGTATTTGGCCAATAAGTTCTCTGCTTCGGTGGAGCCTTTTCTTCTATATCCTCAGCACTTCCCTCCATCTACGGCGCCTCGCGTGGGAATGTGTCGTATTGCGTTCGAGCCCTTGTTCGCTCCGGGAATCTTGTTCAATACAGTGAAATCCGGCATTGCGGTCAGCTATCCTATTTTGATAAACACAGGCTCCGTTAGCCCAGCCTCCCCGCGATATATGGCTAACGTTGACGTCCCTTCGGCTTTCGGCACCGGAGGCCGGTCAGGCCCCACTCCCGACCCGGCCGCCCCCTCCGGGTTGGCGTTTCAGAATATGCTTACCCTTACTGGCTCTGAGCCACGCCGCGGTTATGTGATAAAGCAATTGCCTTTTGAGGCTATTTATAAGCCGGCTCAATATTATAATGATGATTATATTCTTAATTTGACAGTTAGAACCGGCAAGTCCGGCGAGTCCAACGATCGTAAGGTGCTGTACGACACCGCTACCACCTATGCTTCATATCAGAAGATTTATGCTGGTGGTAGCGTCCTCGGCGGTTGTGCCTATTGTAGGCCGGCCGTTGTTCAGTTCGGCCAAGGCCTTGCAAGTGCCACTAGGTTGTATGAATTAGCCGCCGATAATTTCTTATGCGAAACCACCAACTTTTTCATGGACTCTCTGACATCCTTCCAGTCCGCCCGAGAAGAAGAGTTTATGCCGGTGGTGAGTGGGTCGACTTACACAATGAAACTGGACCTCTATCGAACTATGCGGAGTGGATCGAGCGCCACCGAACTTAAACCAGATCGCACCAAATTTGAGATGTTCAACCGGATCTCGGCTTTTGGATTCCCCATAGCTTCAACCGAGGATGTTAATTATAAGGGGGCGTTTGCCCATCTTACCCCCGCTTATTATGCGGGAGTAGGAGCCGCCACCTTTAGCTTTACAGCGAGGTATACTGGGGTTCCAACCTTAGATGAAATTTTAGCCCAAACTATCATAACCTACGAACGCGATGAATATACACCCTTTTCCCAAACCTGGGCTGAAGGAACGGACCCCCGCCAGCAAATAGATAGTCAGTTTAACTTAACTCAGATTTTATCGGAGGTGCCTGATCAAACCACCGCACAAAAGAAAAGGTGGCTTATTCAGTCTAAGTTTGAGACCCCGATTCTTAATTTTGCCAACGCTACTTACTCGGTGAGTGTAAGTTCTTCCGTGCCTTATGTGCCCTCGGGACCTATTGCCGGGAGGACCAGAACAACGGCACCTAATGAGCTTATTCACAAGGGGATGTGGCAACAGTACGGAGTCATCCCCACGGGATCTACGGGAGTGTTTGCTCAGCTGCGAGATGGACCTCCTCCGTCTACTACGTCTACTGTTGGCTCCTTCTCGTTGGCAGACATTGTTGGGTTTGGCACCAGCTCTCCCCGCCGCGTCGGTTCTTTGAAAAAAGAGGCGAAACTCGAAGAAGCAGTTATTGCTATTCCTTATAAGGTTAGTAAAAATAAACGTAAATTCTTTAAAGTCAACAAGAGAATGCGCAATACAGCGATGTTCCGAAACTTAACGGCCGCTATGGATAAATATATCTTCCCGCCCAAGTTTGATTTCTTGCGTCATAATACAGTCAATCCTGTTTTGACATATGTCTTTGAGTTCTCGGTGGATATCACTCAACAAGATATCGCCGATATGTGGCAGAACTTGCCGCCGGATATTGAGTCGCGCATGACAGAACAGGAAGTTATTGTCGAGGACCGCGAACTTTTGAATCTGATGGCCTCTACTACGGATAAAATCGAGTGGATGGTTTTCAAGGTGAAGAAGCGAGCCAAGAAGGATTATGAAAAGTATCGGCGCTCCTTAGTTACTGACAATACCGACGCGTTCCCGGAGACAATTCCGGACTACACTTACAATTGGCCTTACGACTACTTCTCTTTGGTCGAGTTGGCCAACATCGAGGCGACAGCTCAATGGACATCGAAGGACATGCAATACGAAATCTCGGACAACGATGCCGGAGACCTCGACGGCCGGCCGCCTACGGCCGGAAGAATGGAGATTGCCTCAATTCCGAACGCTAGTAACCGCCAAGCGCCACCGGAACCTAATCGCCAAATGCGCGCGCAAACTCCGAGAGTGGAGGAGGTGCCAAGGAGACGCGGCCCCGACCTCCCGCGGCCCGAAGACTTCCTCCGTCGTCTCCGCCGCGATCCGAGGAGAACGAGAGGAGATGAATCCTAATGGAATTCTTTAATAAGAAAGAAGAAGTTTTAGACTTTCAACTTACAGAGTACGGCAAATATCTTCTGTCCCTCGGGCGCCTTAAGCCTGTCTACTATGCGTTTTTTGATGACGATGTAGTCTATGATACCAACTGTGCGGGCTTTACCGAGAATCAGAACGAGGCCGAGCCCCGCATACAGTCTAACACCCCCAATCTTAAAGTGATTCCTACTCGCACGGGCGCCGAACAACGCGTCGCTTCATTTGTTCAGGAGATTACCGATCTGGTAGGACCCAACACTGATGTGGCGGATGACTTGCAGGTTTTTAGTCAGGTGGAGCCTTTTGCTGAAAAGGGCCGCTTAAATGCTCATGCTATTGGGCGCTCCTCCTTAGATTCCCGACACGACGCCGCGTGGGATGTTCAACTGCATTCCACCCCTGAGATAGCTTCAAGTACTACTTATCTTAATACGGGCTATACGGTCGCTCCGGGCGCAGATGGTCCTGTCCGTTTTTATGCTACGGGCTCCGAGGGGGGTGTAGAAAATATTCCCCAACTCAACATCAACATAGATTATCAAATGTTCTATAGTGATGTGGATAGTGTTAACTTTGAGAATCCTCGTGAGACCATTTTTACTATTCCCGGAGGGGACCTTTATCTAACTGTAGAAAACAACTATTTATTGTTGGAGATAACTGAACAGAACACCCCCTTTGATAAAGACAATTTCGATATCGAAGTCTACGCGTCTGGTTCAGACGGCAATTATACTCAACTTGCATTCACTCCTACAGGAAGTTCTATGTTTGCTCCAGAAAGACCAATCGAAAATGATTTAAATCTGCCGGGGAATGTAGAATATTATATAAACATTCTTATGGATGACGACATCGCTCAGTCTACTTATGCTGAATGGAATGTGCCGGTCGACACCGCCGACCGCCCCGGCCTTGTCCGAGATATCTATGAATCCGATAACGAGGAGCCCTGCTGATGGCTATCTCCCCTTTGATGTTCGAATCTTCTCAACAGATTCCTTTTGCTAATCTTCAACAGGCTACGCTATCTTACAACGCCGAGAACGAGGCGGTAGTCAAGCTACAGATATCTAACGAGTTAGCAAAGCTTCCTTCACCCGAGCAGAATATTGGGTTTGGTAATTTTGTGTTTTTGAGTACTGAAAAGGGCACCCTGGATGCAATGCTTTATGATGACACCGGACACCCGGACATGTCGCGCCTTAAAACACTCATCAAGGGAACCAAACTTAGCACCTCTCAAGTGCGCAATAAAGAGTTTTTGCTGACCGCACAAGACTTTCACTTCAAAACTCTCATGTCCTCTCACGATACTGAGAGGAAGATCCACCAGTATGTCTATAGCGAAGAAAGTGTACTGCGTGACACGAAGGGTGGGTCCGCTACTACCGGCCTCCTCGTCGCTGCCCATACGCAGGATGATGAGATATTGGGTCTTGACTCTAGGGAGGTCTCCTCTCTCTATGTTCTGGTCGCCTCCTATCGTATAGTGGGGGAGATGTGCTTTATAGGAAATGTTTCTCGGGAAACTCTCTTAGAGAATAACGTCAGTGCGGCCACGTCCCACCTTTATCGTCTTACTACTACCATGGAAGGCTATGGTCAGCAGGGAGATGTCTGGCCTGGCCCTATTCATACTCACCACAATCTTATCATGGCAGGCGATTATCATACCGACGAGGAGCACCCCGCCCTTACCCCGTCGGTGGTGGAAAACCTTAAGATTCAGGATTTGCGCTTTTTGTCATCTGCTCGTCAGTTAAGTTTTGAAAATGTCCCGGCCCCTTATGAAGACAAGCCTTATTTTTCTCCCGTGACTCTTTCGCGGAATCCGTCGGGAGAAATCTTAGGAATGTTTGCTTTCGATCTGCGCTCTTATGTAGTTCAAAACGCGCGCTTCGGCGGACTGATGAAGAACCCTCAGGCTCTCTTAAGCAGCGTTCAACTCGATGATATTAAACTGTACCGCCGCGTGGCTTCGGGGGGAGCTAACAGTAATGCCCTCACCCCAGGGACGGACATGAACTTGAGCGAGGTGACACCGGCACCTTTTGAATATTTCGCCTCCTTCAAAAAGGGAGACGTCCAATTGATTCAAGTTCCTAATCTAGAGAACGAGGATATATTGAATATTGTTTTTTCGGATAAAGCAGCCGCCCAGTTGGATATGGGCGTAGCAGAATATCGTGCAGAAGTTTTGATAGCCGATAACACAGCAGAGGTTTTAGGAAATCTTCGCGACATGCTTCAGGCGGGACTGAGGGATTACACAGCTCATCTCACTGGCCGCGGCAACGGGGATAAAATTTTAGAGCAGCTTATCGATGCCTACCTGGCCACCGTTAATTTTATTTTCGGCTCGCTCCCTTTTGCGGAATTCTCAATGCTTTCGTGGAAGAAAAATTTAGTTGCCTTGGGTGCTGCCGCCAATACTAATCAGGCGGACCATTTGTTGGTGAGCAACATAGTAGAAACCTTCGCCGCTCAGATATCCAATGTTCTAAAGGTGGGACAAGCGACCACTTCTCTGTCGAGTAAAAATTATTCTACTATTTATCATCCGGTCCAACCCGGCGTACTCTCTGGGGTTCATACCTTTAGACAACGCTATACTTTAAAAAATCGCAAACAGGTTGGTTTTGATTATGTGGGAGATTACTTCTCTCCGTCCTCTGGTCTTCTACCGACTGTTTCTTATGAGGCAATGTCGGAGAGGGTAAGCCAGGAAGTTACCAAGTATGCCGTTCCTAATCCTAACGCTGCTTCGATTAATACCTACGGGTATATGTCCCCCATCCAGATCAGAACAGGTCGCAAAGACCACCCTATTTCTACCATGAGTGTTCAAGTGGACACTGAAGCACTCACAGGATTGCTCCGAGACCGTGTGTCCCCTACTATTGAGTTAGCCATGGAAGAGCAGAAGTCGGCCACGACCGATATTCAAGAGTCCCTAGCCATGGCCGGAATCGCAGTGGAGCCTCTACAGGAGAGTTTACGGGAACTGCTATTCCCGGATGCTCAGAAGTTGTCAGAGGGCGTGTCATCAGCTAACTATCTCTCACGTACCTCTAGGTTTGTAGATGACGATACTTATGTACGGGCCAGGGTTTCGGGGTCTTTCGATAGCATTTTGCGTAAAAGTACGGCACGTTCTCGAAGGATTTTCGCTGCACCCCTAGCTCGTGCGGTTTTCAATAAGCAGATGGTTCAATTTCAGCCGGTTGTTAAGATGACTAATCGCACCATTCTGCCGGGGGCCTTAGCGGTGGCAGCCGATAACGCTGCTCCCACTATAGAGGCCAAGATAGATGATGTTTCCAAGGTTATTAACTTTGATTCTCTGGTTCGGGTGGAGTATTTGAAATCTTATGATCAGCGCTTAGGCGTCTTAGCACCAGAGTGGGCAGCGTTGAATGAAGAAATTTTCAAAACCGCTCTTGACGCCGGTCGACCATTACTGTGTCGCTTAAATCGGATCGAACAAACCATCACAGCTAATAATATTTTGGATCTGGAGTCTCTCGGGACTCTGTTTAGTCTCGGCCCGGCCCAAAATGCTACTGGTCGGTCTACTTACACTAGCGTTCTAAAGAACATTTATGATTATGTTAGGAACGTAGATGCGAGCGCTAATAAAGAAATGAGAGGTCACGTTGAGATTTATTACGCCAGTAACATCCCCTTGGTGCCCCATAGTCCTTCGCCCCCCTCGCTAAGTCGTACTTCTGCAGGGGGAAGGATGTCGCTGGAGGATTCCATCCTAACGGGATACTAGACAATGACAGATAGTAGTTTCAAAACCTTATATAAGATTGTTAACGAGGCACTCGTAGGTCCCACTGAGAGGCTCAATAATCCTAATGGCTTCCATCCCATGCTGCGCCAAAACTGGAATATGAGCGATCGCCTGCGCGCAGTCTTAGGGAGATATCAAACCGTCTATAAATCTTCTAGAGGATACACACTGTGGCCCTATCCTAATCCGGGGAACGCGACGGACCACGAGTCTCCATCTCTAGGCCGGCTGGAATTCCAGACTGAAAACCTCGTTATTCAAATCTCCAATATGGAACAGATAGAAAATAGCTCTCGGTCCGCACAGATAAACCCCACCCTACAGGTTGTTCCTAAGAGTAGCGCCTGGAATTACTATAACAACATGGTTCCGGGAGCCATGAATTGGATCGGATCCTGGGAGGGGAACACGTTGCGACCGCCCCTGGCGACCCTACAGTCCAGCCGGCAGAACTTTTATAACTATATAGCAAACCCTGATTCTTTCACTGTTGTGACGCAAGACTATAAGAGCCTCCTCAATGATGACTCTCTGGTTTCTCCCCATGAGGATTATGCATGCTGTGTTTACTCCATCTCAGGCAAAAAAGACAAGAGAGAAGCCATTGGAACGTCTCTTGGGGTGCTCCCTAAATACAATTATTATGTAGGACCCTATGAGAGTGCAATTGCCCCGTCAGAGGTGTCCGAAACCTATCTTCCTAATATTTATATTATGCAATCGGAGATGCATAATGAAAGCGCAACTCCACTCACGATGTGGCATGTCGACACTCTGAATGTGGGCGGAGCCGCAGCCTATATGTTACAGGACGGCACAGCCGTTACCGAAGAAACCACTAAGACTGCTTATGAGGTATATGCCCAGACCTTCACGGGTATCTCCTCTATCCCTGCGGGCCAACTGGCGACTGCTGCCCAAAATAATTCAACATTTGTGGTGCTTAGTAGCGATGAGAAGGCCCTATTGGGAGAATATATTTCCGACACCCTGGTTCCGTTCGTAAATGAAATCCAAATCCCTCAGGATCCGCAAGCGCGGACGGGGCTCAATAGTGGACAATCTTTGTTCACTTGGATGGCTGATAAGCCCGACACCGCGGCATTTATAGATATTCTTCAGGTAATGTGCATTAATACCCTAGAGGGATATCGCGCTCCGGGTGACTCTTCGGGAGAGTATAGGGTAACTACCAAAAATGTTTTAAGTGCCACCGACGCCTCGGATATTCAGTACGAAACTGCCCAAAATTCTTATTCTTATTTGGTAAATATGATGTTGGAACTTAATAACTATGTTAATGCGATACATCCGAACCTGCAAGCTCAGACTGCAATCGCTAAAGCCCAAGATATTATTAATGAGTACGTCGACCCGACGGTCCTCCCCGCGGGAGGCCCTCCCTATCGGTTCATCCGAGATTATGCGCGCTGCCTTGACTCTGCTGGAAACGGTTTTTCCTCAGACCCCTCCGCGCGCCTTGAGATCCCTCCTGGAACCGCTCAAGCAGCCTACGCTCAAATTTTAAATGACTACCCCGCTTTCATGAGAACCTATATAGAAATTCTTCAAGGACAGTGGTGCCACACGGAGACCCTGATGTATGTAGTGAGCAAGCACGAAGTCAATGAGAATGGATCAGATGGCGCCTTAGTACAGAAGTTCTATCTCACTAATCGCTTCCGAACTGATACCTTAGGTCGTGCTATTACGTTTTACGATTCTCAGGTAAAATATGAAAAGAAGTATCGCTATAAGATCCAAAAGATGGTTGCCATTTTTGGAAATGCTTACAGCTACGACACAAGTGTCGTTTTGGACCTCAGCGAACCCGCCGCTGTTCCCGTAGAGGTCCAAAATATGGGTAACCTAAAGGTGATATTATTGCCTTATACAGCGGGCCCAGACCCCGAAGATCAAGGTCTCGAAAGCCTAATTGTAGATTCTCCTCCCGTACCCCCCGAGGTTTCGTTTTATGCTCATCAAGGCGTAGCCAATCGAGTGCGCCTCCTCTTGAATTCCAGCACCGGGGACTATCATATGCCTCCTATCGCAATTCAGGATACGGATCCAGCCTTCTTTGAGATGGAGTATGCCTCTCAGCAGGGGGCCACACTCACATATGAACAGATTCGAGAGCAGAAGAAAACCATTCACTTTAGGAGTGATGACCCAGTGGATAGATATCAGGTGTTCCGCACATCAACACCGCCAACCGGTTATGAGAGTTTTGTTGATGCGGAGCGAATTTCCCCGGATTTAGATCCAACGTACGGAACGCCCGCAGATTTTATGGACACTATAGAACCAAATGTGACGTATTATTATTGTGTGCGCTCCGTGGATGTGCATGACAACATTTCCAATCCTAGCCCCATTATTGAGGTGGAGATGGTAGATAACGCCGGCCAAATTTACTTGCGACAGAAGCCCTATGTTTTTGAAACTGTAAAACAACCGTTAACAATTTCGGGAAGGAAGTATATACTGATAGAGCCGGCAGCGCGGCAAGTTGAATATCAGAGTGATGCGCAGCCGCTTCCTGTCACAACGAACGACACCCCTACAGTGCATTTAGGGGAGGCCAATATTGCAGACAGTATTTGGAATAAGGATTTCAAGGTTCGCTTAGTAAGCAAAAAAACAGGAAGGAAAATAGATTTGAATCTAAACTTTAAGAATTCCGGTATTGTAAAAGGAAGCGAATAATGATATTTAAGACTATTTATATGAAGAGGACACTATTATGGGATTTCTAGATAATTCGGGCGACATTATTTTGGACGCCGTTTTGACTGATTTGGGGCGCAAAAGGCTCGCAGAAGGAAATGGAAGCTTTAAGGTTTCCAAGTTTGCATTAGCTGACGACGAGATTGACTACGCTCTTTATGACAAGAATAACACGAGCGGATCGGCGTACTATGATATTAATATTCTTCAGACCCCCGTCCTAGAAGCCTTTACAAACAATATGTCGAGCATGAAATCGCGATTACTTTCAGTGGCGCGAAAAGACTTACTTTACTTGCCCGTGGTAAAGATATTCAATCAGGATGCCTCGGCCCTCAATTCTCAGTTTACGAATTATGTGGTTCTTGTTGATGAGACTACGGTTAACGCTCTAAAGTCAACTGGTGGCAATACCCTTGTTGCCGGCCAACTCAACGGCAACATCCCCCAGCAGGGAAGTAAGATGGTTCGAGTTGATCAGGGTTTAGATACCCTAGAACTCTCGGCCAACAGTGTTATTAATCAAGACCTGCTTGAAACCCAATATTTTATTCAGATGGACAATCGTTTGGGCTTTATTGCTTCTCCTACGACGGATGCCAACACTAATGCTTCTTTGAGCTTTACCCCCACCACAATTGATGATGATAACATTGCTACCTATATCTTTACTCTTAATGATGAGTCTGATGTAGTGACGCGTATCCCCGAAGGAGATGCTTCATCCATTCGTGGTCCCCGGGGAACTAAGGTATCTTTCAAAATTGGGAGCAGCTTGGATGCTAAGACCTCGGGCTTCTTGTTTACGCAACTGGGAACCGTGGGTACAACTGCCATCACTGGCGAGGGGTCACTTACTCTTGCTGCTGGCACTTACAAATTTATTGATTCGACGGTGAGAATCTCCGGAGTTTCGACGGGATATACACTCGACGTACCCATTCGTTTAGTGAAAAAGAATTAGGATAAGGATTAGAAAATGGCTACTTCGTATAAAACTTTCAATGACCAAGATTCAGTTGTTACGCGGAATCTCCTACATGAGGCTATTCCCATTACGGGTACCATTGTCTCCGGTACATATACCAACAAGAGAGGGACCGAATACAACATTAAAACTTATAGCCACGGAATGTTTCAGTCGGTGTATGATTATCCTTATCTGAGTTCTTCGGCTAACCATATTTTTGATCTTACTGTGGGATATGCTGCACAGTCCGGGCTCTCCCAGTCGAGCGCTGCAAACTACAATATGCAGCCCAAGAAGATCAATATCTATAACGAGATGGCTCAGGTTTTAGTTGGCTATGATGAGACAAATACCATTCGTCGTTTTGATAGCGATGGCGATTTTACGGGGGGAACTAAGATCGATGAAGCTTATTTCTTTAACTTTACTCGCCTCCTGTCTAAAGACGAGATTAAGAAGGGGAGCTTCTCACTGACGCTGGGCGTCGGCCAAGCCTACCCCAACGGCGGTTTCCGCCAGCGCCTTCTTATCACTGACGGCAGTGGCTCGACAAGCTACAAAGTTAACTCTCCTGCTGGGGAATACGGTATTCTGCGTGCATCGGGCAGCGGCAACTCCGCTCTGCTTAACCCTGATCCCCTGTCTGGAAGTCACCCAAAGGTCGGCCTGATTTATTATCAGGCGGGTATTGCGGTGATTACCTCTTCAGTCTTCGGCCCTCTCGTAGGAGGCACAGTTCAGCTGAAGGATGGCTCCAGCGCTGCTAACTATGGTGTGGAAGCCGTCCTAACCGGATCTACCATTAATGCCAACTGCACCGCTCTACGTCATCGCATTAATAATATTTCTTTCAACAACACGACCGAGCTTAACTCCTCGGTGTACTTCTGTCGAGTAAATAATACGGACTTTAATTACTCCGGTAATCCGACCTATCTGAGTAGTAGCAAACTTGTGGTGAAGAACAATGCTAATGATCTTCCGGTGACCTATGTTACAACAGTCGGCTTGTATTCGGGGGATAACGAGTTGTTAGCAGTGGCGAAGCTTTCGGAGCCTCTCAAGAAAGATCCTACTACGGAGTTTACGTTACGAGTCCGGCTCGATTACTAATGGTTCAACGGTCATGTCATGCCTTATTACAAGTTTAGCACCAATGACGTTTACCACAATACGTTAAAGACGTATCCGAGTGTTAAATTTTTAATTTATAGTGGCTCAGCCTATTATAATAACAGGCCAAATCTTTCTGGGGCCCATAGCGACCCTATCTTGCGCACCAATGCCGGAAACATCTCTCTCTATGAACTAAATGTTGATAGGCAGTATTTTGGGTCGTCCACTAGGCTTATTGGCCCCGCCGGCCCTGCAGGCACCACTACTATCGACAACGGACTGATATATCCCTGGGTGGTAAAGAACGGTACCAGCATTGGGTTCCGTTCAACGACCCAGGGCTCGTTCAATGCTCTCAACTATGGAGATGTCATCCAGGGCACTTACCCCCTCACTTCTTCTATCAGTAAGGAGCTGTATTTAAGTACTACGCCGCGCTTTAATGCTAACCCTACCCTCACTAACGGGTTTGTATCCCATTTGCGCGCGCTCAAGAATACTATCAATAGCTACACTTATGTCAACCCTCTTATAGTTTACTCCTCTTCCACTAGTGGTCGCGACCTTGATGATGTGGAGGTGGGTTTGGTGAGTGTTCCTACTATTTTCTATGGATCGAACATCAAGCCTGGCACTATTGATCTTAAATTCTACTATACAGGTTCCCTCCTCGCACGCGCCCAAGACACCAAGCGTAATGGGGTGCTTTATACTACTACGGGGGTCCGCAGTGGTAGTGCGGTGGGTTTTGCCCTCTATGGGGAAGGGATTCTAATTCTTACAGCCTCCTATCGCCTAGGTCCGGTCGCGCAGACAGACAAGTACTATCGCAATACTAGTGATCTTCTGGTAGCCGACAACCCTAAGTGGATCTACTATGCTCAGTCCATCTCGGGGTCGGTCTGGGCACCCCAGTCTGCTTTTATCATGGAAATGAGCGGGACTCAAGAAACTCAAACTCTTACTATGTTTGCAAAGGCACCAAAGGGGGATCTTAATCAGTCCAACAACCCCACCTACCGCGAGTACTCTACGGGGAGCTTTGCTTCAGCCACTAGTAAGACCTACCTTGAAAATTCCAATATTCATATTAAAAATATTGTATCCTCATCGTATAATGACCCCACAGGTTCATTTCAAAAAACTACCTATGTTTCGCGGGTGGGAATATACGATGATGAAAAGAATCTTATTGGAATTGCTAAGTTGGCAATGCCAGTCAAAAAGACGGTCGAAAGAGGCTTTACAGTCAAAATTAAGACCGATATCTAACTTAGAGAAGAGAGGCCCCAATTGGATAAAGAAACACGACGACGGATTAGAGATCTGGAGAAAAAAGCCTCCGACCTCCGAGCCTTGGTGGACACGTTGCAAATTGCTCTTCAGAGGGCTCACAATGTTTTAGAGGACACTGAACATTATGATTATGTTTTTGCACACTCTGCCAAGTGGGCGATGAACGAAAAGATCTAAATGTCGTTCCGGGATGAAATTCTTGGAGAGTTATATCGCTCTATCCGTGACGCTATTAATAGTTTTTTGTGGATCGAGCGCTCCGGGAATACTGTGGTTTTTTATAAACGAATACCGATTGCCCCGGGAGAGTGGGAGATGAAAAAAGTGACTGTTTCGTTTCGCATAAAAATAGAAGAATCCGATATTAAGCCGATTTATGCCCTGGAAGGACTAGGAGATTTAGATGACCTCAAAACCGTCGATTAATCGTTCGCGCCATCTGTTGAAAACCTTTACGTGGCGCACCGTAGGAACCCTAGATACGATTGCACTTGGGTGGCTTGTATCCGGAGATCCGACGGTGGGGCTCACCATTGGCTCTCTAGAGGTCGTCACAAAGATGATATTGTACTATGCTCACGAGCGGGTGTGGTATAAGATAGACTTTGGAGTAAAGAGGAATAAATGATTTTAGGAATAGATGTCTCCACTAGTATTACAGGCTATACTCTGCTAGATGAAACAGGCAAAATTGTAGAGTGCGGCCATGTGGATATGCGCAAAGAGAAGAACTTCTTTAAGAAGGTGGCACTTGTGGAGGATGCCCTCGCACGCATCACGAGCTACGCCACCATTCACGCGGTATACATCGAGCAGCCGTTTTTATTTTTCAAGTCCGGCGGCTCTTCCGCCGCGACGATGGCCGCGCTGCAAAAATTTAATGGCGTTGTGTCGTGGATATGCTATAATTTATTTGACCTTGAGCCCAAGTACTTGAAGGCCCAGGAAGCGCGAAAGCTTTGCTCTATTAAGGTCCCCCGCGGCCAGAAGGCAAAGAAGGTTGTCATGGATTTTATCATTGACAACGTGCCCGACTTTGATGTAGAATACACTAGACAAGGTAATCCTCGCCCCGGTTATGCTGACCGAGCCGACAGTTACGTTGTAGCAAAGGCTGGGCTTATCTGTGAAAACCAAGAAACTCAAGATTCTCACTAATGTTCTCGGACCTGCTTACAGATCCAACAATGAATATTTATTTTCTTGCCCTTATTGCAACCATCACAAGCGCAAGTTTTCTGTTAACATCGACAAAGGTTACTACAAGTGTTGGGTCTGCGATACGCGTGGCAAGAACATTTACCGTGTTATTAGAAGATTCGGTACGAATCATGATAAAGGACAGTGGCGAGAGTTTACTGACGCTGTTGAATACGACAAGCTCGAAGATCTTTTCGAAGAGAAAGTCGAAGAAAAACAAGTAGTTGAGATGCCGGAGGGGTTTGTTTCTCTGGCCAGCAAAGACGTTCCCCCCACCGGTTTCGCGGCCCGTAACTATCTGCGCAAGCGTGGTATCGACAAGAAAGATATCATGTGGTGGAAGATGGGATACTGCGCCAGTGGCGAGTATGAGGGGCGCATCATCATTCCGTCATTTGACGAAGAGGGCGATCTGACCTATTTTGTGTCTCGCTCTTACGACAAGAAGTTCTATCCCAAGTACAAGAACCCACCAGTGAGCAAGAACATTGTCTTCAATGATTTGTTTGTGGATTGGAGTTCCGATATTATTCTGGTGGAGGGTGTTTTCGATGCCATCACCGCGGGCAGAAACGCAGTACCCATTCTGGGATCTACACTAAATCAGAACTCTGTTTTGCTCCGTAGGATCGTAAAAGAGGATGCCGGAGTTTATGTTGCTCTGGATCCTGACGCGAAGAAGAAAGAGCTTGAGATTATAAAGACGTTGCTCGATTTTGATATTGAGGTTTGGAAGGTTGATATCGGAGACAACGAGGATGTTGGCTCAATGAAAAAGGATCATTTCCGAAAATGCCTGGAAAAGGCGACCCTTATAACACCGGACAACTATTTATTGTTGACACTCACGATGTCGTTATAGGAGTTGATATGAAAATCTCAAGCGCCCGCTTAAAACAGATCATCCACGAAGAGACCTACAAGAGGTACAAGATGGTTCACGAGATACGTCAGATGGGCGACGAGTTGCTAGAAGACATTGAGAAGGGGCTATTAGAGGACATGATGTCTCAGCCCACCTTCGACGCGAAGGTTGCGTGGGTCAAAACAAATAAGCCCAAGATCAAAAACCCCGAAGGGTATGTGGCCGCCGCAATGCGCAAGGTAGGAGAACTAAAGTGAAAATCACCAAACAAAGACTAAAAGAGATCATCAAGGAAGAACTTACCAAGTATGAGCGCGAAGCTCTGATGATGGATGATGAAGATGGGCCGTTTGTATTGAGGATGTCCGGAAAGGGTGCCGAAGAGGCTTACCTTCACGGCCTCGACTCCGGCGGTCGCCCTAAGTTTGGCCCCCGAGATGGCGCGCACGAGTATAGTAGCATTGACAAAGCGATGAATCGCCAAAGCGCCCTCAAAGCCGATGGCGACGGTCTTGCCGAAGTCGAGCCCGCGGCAACCTTACGTCTGAAAGGCGACCCTTCACAGAAAGAAATCGATAGGCTAGCCTATGGAGCGAGAACAGGGAGATGGAGAAAGTAATGAAAATCACCAAACAAAGACTAAAAGATATTATTAAGGAAGAGCTGGATGCCATGCGCGGCGCTGAGCGACCAGGCGCTGGTATCGAAGATATTGCTGCGTCCGAGGAAGAGGAGGTTATTGACCGAGCATTCGGATCCCCTGAAGAGCGACTTCTCATTCTTATAAAGGCTAGAGAGGCTCTGGGCAACATGACTCGCGATGAGTTAAAAGACCTTAGCATGAGTTTGGATGCTCCGATGTTTGCCACGCTTCAGCACATCCTCGCCAACCCGATGTATGCTCCGATGCAAGAAGGTTGGGGACAAGGCGATAGGGCGTATCAGCAGGCTACCCAGCTTTTGGGTAAGCACGCAGAGATGCATGGACTTCGCAATCGGGTTGCTGATGCACTCCGTCAGAAGAGGGTTAGCCCCCAGCAGGTTCAGAAAGCTGCGCAGGGTGCAGTCTCATCTTATCAGGTAGCTCAGCGCCTAGGATTAGGATAAAAAAATGGAACCCGTCGACAAAGAGGAGATCGAACACTATGTCCGCGACCACCTTGCATCAGAACTGCAAGCGGCTCGGGTGACGGGAGACGACTTGGGAAGTGTGGACATTGAAGCCATTACCCTGAGAGATGTGGTCGGTGACGTAGGTGATCCGGAGTATGAAGCTCTGACTTTGGGGGATGTTTATAGTTCTGAAGAGCTGATAGATATAATGAACTCTTTACAGGAGTCTAAAAAAAAGAATAGTAAAATGAAGATTTCCAAAGCAAAGCTACGACAGATTATCAAGGAAGAGCTTGGAAATCTTAACGAGGAGTGGGACCCGAGAGATGCGGATTCCGACGAAACCTACGACTTTCAGGTTTTCGTGACAGACAGTCGCGGCGAACTCGGGGAGACACTTTTCTATTTAGTGAATGTACCGAAGTCTGCGACGGAGTTCTCGGGCTACAAGGACGAGCGACAACCAAAATCTTCACTCCTGAAGAGATATGGCTTCGATCGTTACGAGCACGCCGTGCGCCCCCTAGAGGGAGAACCCGGCAGCGACGCCGAGGTACACGACTTTGCCGCAGGAGACCACCCTACCGGAGCGAGTTATGATGATATTCTCACTGCCCTGGACGGGATGGAGTACCTCTGGCGTATGTACCAGAACGCTGACTATCCAAGTAAAAATGCCGATAGGCAATATGAAAATCAGAAGCAAAAATTGATCATGACAATCAACCACCGCTATACCGGCCGCGGCAAAGGAGAATAAAATGAAGATTTCAAAAGCAAAGCTACGACAGATTATCAAGGAAGAGCTTAACGAAGCGCGAAGTAAAAGACTTCGTCCCCAGGACCCGGGCGCCTGGGAAGAAGAAAAGATCATTGTTAAGGGGGCTCCTTATCCGGATGACGAGGCTCTGGAACTTTTTGACAAAGTCTCTCGCCTCTATGGCACCGACCAACCCCACATCGCTGGTCCAGATGATGTGAACAGGTTCTTCAAGAAAAGGGCGAGGCACCTGGCAAATCTGGAAGTTGAACATACTGCTGACTTGCCCAAAATAATTTGGAGTTATGGCGGTGAGCCGAATCGTGGTCAGCCGAGCCTAGAGCAATTACAGCAGATGCTCGACGCCAGTGAAAATGATTACCCCGATCCCAGGTACTACGACGAGGAAATCGACACCAAGTCGGGAATAAGGTATTGGCGCCGGAAGGACAAATTTGATGCTCGCACTGGTGCATATCCCCTCAAGACCGGACTCGCCTCATCAGGCGCCGACGCGGTAGAGGAGCTTCGGGGACTCTATCCGGGCCTCGTTTCCCAGTTGGGAAATGGCGTGAAGCTGGTGGATAAGTACGTCGCCGACGGCCTCGACCCGGCATCGGCGCTCCTAAGGGCGCTCGAAGACAAGGCACCCAGGGCATAATAAAATGAAACTAACAAAAGCAAAACTAAAGCAAATCATTAGAGAAGAACTGGAAGAAGTGGAAGGTCTTGGTGGCACCTACGACTTTCTAATATACTCCGCAGGTCACCACAGGGGCGACCGCTCGCGTCCGGTGGCGTATGTGACCGGTGTGCCTCTCGACAAGATAGACACATCAAGCTATGTTAGCCACAAAGAAGATGGCTACCGCAGCCCGGAAAGATTCTTTGAATTAAAGCCAGAATTTATGGAAGAGTTGGGGTTCACGGGACTTAGGGCCCGGTGGCTTGAGGAAGGTCCGCCCGAGTCCATCCAAATTACCGCCAATTACAATCTTGATACCGGAGAACTTACGGCGCTTGACGAGCCCCCCCGGATTATAGATTACACATCTTGACAGCAAAATTACTAAAATAATCCTTGACACCACCTACACGTCCTGTATACTAG